TCGTCTGCAAAGAACATTTTCCCCACAGACGGCGGTTTCCCTTCCAGTCTTGGACTCTACACTTCACTGTGTATTTGTTTTTCTATTGCTTATGATCTATTTGCTCACATCAACATCGACACAACCCGCTAAGGCACTCTGCGAGCACCAAAGGCGCTCTGCTCAAATCGATCCACCGTGGCCTTGAGCTCATGAAAGCCTTCGACCAGCAGGGCCAGCACGCCGTCGTAGTGGACTGCAAGGCGTCCATCGGCCAATGCGGACACGGCGGCCGGAAACCCTGCGAGGACCTCTTGGGCAAGGAGACCGCCTTGCACTGTCTCGGGCTGAGAATTGAGACGGTATGTGTAGCCGTGTATGAGCTCAAGGGACTCAATGGCCGATCGGATGCGCACGATGTCCGACTTGACGCGGCTGTCCGAGACGATGGTGGGCTGCGTTTCAAAGATGGCCGCTCCGTCGACGTGGATGCCGCTGTCCTTGAAGCGAACAATGGCACCTTCTGCATCAAGGGGCCGCCCACCAAACTGGATCTCCGGGACGATGATGCGCTCGCTGCACAGAAAGGGCGAGTGGACCTGGACGGAGGGCTCGGTCGTGCCATCCGTGCCTGTGATCAGGGTCCCCATGGTGATGATGGAGTTGGCGCCCTGGCGGCATTGCAGTCGCTCGATCTCGATCTCTTTTACGAAGAGCCGCTCGTCGATGCGCAAGTCGCCGCCGGTCAAGTGCAAGGCAGTACCGGCCTCGTTGTTGAAGGTGCCAATGCCGACCTGGCCAGCCGCAGTCACATTGAACATGGGCGACGTGCCGGCCGGGCCGCCGTAGATCCGAAGGGCATCGTTGCCGGCGACCTTGGCGATCTCGATGGCGGGCGCGGCCACGTTGGCGTCGACGATGTGCAGCCGTGCCGTCGGGGCCGTGGTGGCAATGCCGATGCGTTCGCTGACGGCAACGGCGCCCTGAACATGCAGCTTCTGTTGGGGATGGCGTGTACCGATGCCGACGTTGCGAAGGCCACGTATGTAGGGTGCCCGATAGGTCGCCGGCAAGAAGGACTCGTCGATCTGGTTCAGGCCATTGAGGTAGGCGACGTTGCTCGGCAAGAAGGTCGCGGACACACGGTCGTCGGCGGCACTGAGGACCGCGACGCCGCTCAGCAGCGAGGCGTCCATGGTGCCGTGGACTCGAAGGTCGCCAAAGACCTCGAGGTTCGAGCTGAGGCGCGCGCCCCCCACCACATCGAGGGCCACGCCGTCGCGAACAAGGGCGGTCCCGATGCCGACGCTGGTGAGTGCATTCTTTCGTTGAATACGCAAGAGCTCGGTGCTGTGGGTGCTGTCGAAGCCTGAGTAGAAGGCGTGCACGGCGTTCTCTGTGGGCACTTGGTAGTTGAGAATGGCATCGGTGTAGCCGACGCCCGCAAACTGGTGACTGTAGCGAGTGTTGAGGTCCGAAAGGACCACGAGCTTCCGACTGTTCTGGCTGGTCGTGAGCTGAGCGGCCGAGAGTGAGCCGGCGCCGAGATCGAACCGCACGAGGTTGGGCGCTCCGGCATACGTGCCTGAGGAGGTGGTGGTCCCGTTGATGCCGTTCGTGGCCGTGGGGCCGCCGTCCATGAAGAGGGTGGCGAGGCGCTCCTCATTGCTGGTCCACTGTTTTCGACTGAAGGCAAAGGCTTGGTTGCTGGCCGAGAAGATGAGCAAGGGCGAGGCCGTATTGGGTGCGACCTCGCTGCTGGCAAACACGATGCGCGTCTCGTTACAACTGCTGTCGAGCACAAGCACGTTGCATGTTTGGTGGCCATAGATGTAGGTGCGAGTCTGGAGCTGCCTCTCTATGTCATTGGGAGGCGACTGACTGGGCAAGAGACCCACCATCTAAGCACCTAGCACACAATCAAAGCAAAACGCTACCCAAGGGACCGGTTTATTTGCCACCCTACTTTACTCGAGGCGTGGGTAAATCGCAAGCAAACCAATGGACTGTGCAGAAGCTAGCACCCACCTCTGTTACATCCTTCATAACCCGCGTGACCAGACCTACAACGGCTACACGTGCAATCCGCAAAGGCGTATCCGGCAGCACAACTCGGTCATCAAAGGCGGCGCACGCTTTACGTCGGGCAAAGGGCCATGGACGTACTTGGCCATCATCACGTGCACAGACGAGGCCTTTACGTACAAGCGGGCACTGTCCCTCGAATGGCACATCAAGTACCCGACCAATAAGCGACCGAGGCCGCGGATCTACAACGGCGCCGCCGGGCGTCTTGCGTCCTTGGAGCTGGCCTTGGGCAATTCGAAGTTTGCGGACTTGACCTTCATCGTGTACGTCCAAGACGAGTACCTTGCGCTCGTGCCCGAGTCTGTTCATGCTCGACCTATGATCAAGTTCACGTTTCCGAGCTAGTGATTGAAAAATAAGGGGGTAGCATACGCTAAACATTCGCTAAGCATACAAGAGGTCCGCTCGGATGACGTAGTGCCCATAGGCATAGATGGCCACGAAGGAAGCCATGAAGACCGCCGTCGTTGTGAAGCAATGCGAATCGCTGCGTGCCTCACTCTCAACGCTGCCATTGCTGTAGTCTGCCTTATCGGCTGTGTCCTCGGTAGCGCTCTCGTTTGCATCATTCTCAATCTCAATCTCAGTCTCGGTGTCCGCATCAACGTCCGTGTCCACACCCGCAATCGAGTGTGAAGCAACGATCGGACGCAACGATCCCTTCAAGGGTATATGGTACTTGGGCGGCAATAGGCTCGCTTGTAAGTTGCCCACCGTATCACCGTAATGCTTCGCCACATCCTCGATGGAGCTATGCATGATCTGCTGCAACAGGATCTTAGAAAAGGCACCGTTGACAGCCGCCTGCGTGCGCTTTAGGGCCGCACTAATCACATCGATCGGCTGCCCCGCGCACGCCAGCCGGTGTAGCTTCTTGAGCTCTTTGACGGACCAGGCGACCGACTTCGAGGGGGTGCGTGGATTCACTGAGGCTGCCGACTCGTTCAAGCACTCGTCCTTCGGCTCCTTCGGCAACTCGTCCTTCGGCAACTCTTCTTCCTCCGGCAACTCCTTCGGCTCACTCGGCGCGCCTACGTCCATGTGATTCTTTACGCCTTGCGCTCCTTGCTCCTCACCTCCTTACATCGTAATATGAACTACTTCTTTAAGCCCGTTTGCCTTTGGACCCCTTAGCCTTCTTGGCCCCCTTACCCCCGACAAACCCGACGCCCTCCATGCGCGGCGTGACTTGGTCGTTGAGGTTCTGAGGCAGCGCATTGACGCTTAGGTTGGGGTTGTCCTGAATGGAGAAAGGCATCGCGCCGCTCTTGCCTAGAGCAAGGCTGTCGAGGTTGCGGGCGCTCAGCGGATGGTTGTCGGTGTTGGTGGCGCTCGGGTTGGCAATGACGCCCTGGACGTCCAGCTGACCCGGGATGACGTCACTGCCACCCCGCATCGGCTTCTGGATCTTGGCCAGTGCCTTCTCGAGGGGCTTCAGCGTCGCCATCATCGACCGGCGGTGCTTGGCCGACACAGTGGTATCGGTGCACAGCTTCTCAATGCGCTGGTGTGCGTCCTTGATCAGGTCTGCGGCAGTCTTCATTCTGATCTATATCTTCTCTACCTGCGACTCCGAAAAAAAGGCTAGGCAACGCTAAGCAACGCTCGGTCACGCTAGGCCAACCTAAGGCATGGTGGACGGATTGCTCATACGGTTCGCCGGTACGACAAAGGCATCATAGGCCCACGGCTGCTTGAGCTCGAGACGCACGAAGTTACGAAGGACCGAGGTCATGGTGTCGGTGGCCTTGAACAAGCGCTCGATCGCCTCTTGGAGCCGCTCGAAGGGCTGTACGCCGTAGACGTGCTTGAGCTTGCGAGGCGTCACGAGGTAGAACGAGTACATGAGCTCGAGTGCGCGATCGCGCTGATCGAAGAAGGAGGGCACGCCCACGGTGTGCGGCAGGCGGCGGCCCAGGACATACATGTACGTCTTTTGCATCTGGTCGAGCGTGAGCATCAGCTCTTGGTAGCGGGCGCGATCAAACATGCGTACCACACGTACGCTGTGCACAATGGCCTCGAGCTCTTTGTTCATGCGAAGGTGACCGAAGCCTTTCTTAGGGTACTTGTGCACGTCGTACACGGGGCCCACCTCGACCTTGGGCGCGAGCGGCTCTTTGGCCTCACGTTCTATCAATGCCTTGGCATCCGTTTCGCTCTCTTTAGGCACCTTCGGTACATACACATAGTAGAAGTAATAGAATACCGCAAAGGCTATTAACATGAACGCAATAATGACGGTCAGCGTGTGGGGTGCCGACTGTCGTAGCAGCCCGAAGAGGGTGAGCCCTCCGACGCCTAGCACAGCATAAATGGACATTGGCTGCCTTGCTGCGCTATTACCGTCCCTTACCTTATGGTAACATAAGTGTACAGTTTCTGCACGGTTTCTAAGCCGCAGAATCCATGAAGTACAAGAACAACGCGATGAGCAGGATCCATATACCGACGTAGAGCCGGCGCTCGGGGGCCGTAAATGCGTACACAAGCTTGCGCCTGAAGCTCGAGCCGCTCATGTAGTGCCGGTCGGTAAGGGCCCGACTCACGTCGTTGAGCACGTCCACCGACGTCTGGAGCGTACGTCGCCCGACCTCTTTCAGGGGCAGCTCGTGCAAAGGGGCGTTCGGCTGCTGTGACCACGGCCTATGCTTCGGCACCTCATTCATGTAGGTCTCGATAGACTCTACGACCTTCTTTTGCAAGGCGGGGTCGTCACCAATGACGGCGCGGCCTGTAGACGACTCGAGCGTCTTATAGAGCTCTTCAACGGCTTTGGGATTGACAGTCATGGCTGTGTTCGGTCTACGCTTCGACAGTCACAACACTACTTTACAAAAATGAAAAAGTCGGGTCTATGTTTGGCTTTAGAATCAGGTCTTTCAGATAGTGTCCGTCATATCCACCTGCCCAATCATATGGCGGCGGCAGCAGTACCGAGTCAGCCCCAACTTGTCAAGAAGGACCCCTGTGTGCACCGGGTCAAAGTGTGACGCTCTCGTAATGGCCTCATTGGCGTCCCCATTCGCATTGGGCGCAACCGTCGCCGCCTTAAGCTTGGCCGACTCCGCAATGTACCAATCATACTTGTTCGCCAACACCTTTGCGCATGAGAAACAGCGGACCGGGATGATCATGGTTATTAGTCTGGTCTTTACCTAGTACTTTGGGCAGCCTCTCTACCTTATATCGCCCATTCTTTAAGTCCTTTTTTGGGGTTACATCCTAAAGGCTGTCCTCGTCGCCATCCTCGTTCTCGCCCCGCCACGGCGCTACGTCCGGTGCATCCTCGGGCCTATCAGCATTAGCGTCCACGTCGGCATTCGCGTCACCGTATGCATCCGTGGACCCTTCAATGCCGCTAGCGTCAACCTCGGGCCCTGCATCCTCGCCCAAGCCGCGGCCCCGAATGTTGATGATGCCGAGGCGGTTCATAGACGTCATGAGCTGGCGCATGTTGTCATCGGTATTGTTCAAGCGGTTCAGCAGGTTTGCCTTTTGACGTTCACGCAACTCAGATATCTTGTTTTGCAGGGACAATGCCGTTTGGGCCGGTGTCGATGCCGCGTTCAGTATGACAGTCGCCGCGTCCGCCGAGTCCCGGTTGCGCACGTCGATCCACGACAGCATGAGGGCGCGAGCGAGGTCGAGGACCCGTTGCTCGTCTGCGTCCTCCAACGTGACAGTACGCAGTTGTCGAAGGGCGGCAAGAGGCTCATGTGCCCCTGTTGCCAAAGCATGAGCCATGGTCACGATGCCTTCGAAGCGGCGCGATTGTAGGGCAGAGAACCACGTGGACGCCGTGGCCGTAGGCTGCCGTGTTGCGGCCGCTAGTGCTTCGAGTCGGGACAGAATGTAACGGGACGCATTGGCTTGAGCGGTCACTAGTTCTATCGGCAGCCAAGGCCGCAGCTTTGCGAGGACATCGGCAAAGGTCGTCGTTGCTTTAGCTGCAACGTCTTGGTCAAGGGCCGCTTTCCGAGTCGCCTCCGATGCTATTGTTGGTTTGCATAGGGCTGCAGGCTTACTGGTATTTACATTTGCCTTACTGGTCGCTGTAGCCACAGCCACGGTAGCCACGGTGGCCAAAGTAGCATTCGCCAAAGTCAACAACCCCGTACCAGCCCGACGTATGTGAAGGTCGCTGTGGTCCCACGCATGCATTTGTTTTTGAAGGGTCTTCAAGAGGCGGTTGCCGCTCCAGTCCGCATAGGCCCTGTAGCCCTCGTCGAGCGTCTGTTCGCAGCAGCCCGTACGTTGACGGCGGCGCGCAAACGTCTCGGAGGAGCGCGCCATGATCTGCGGCAGCTGGAGCAGCCCGGCCAGGTAGCGGCCAACGGTGCCATTGCCTTCCAAAAAGCCCTTAAGGTGAGCCTGCTCCTTTTTGAGTGCCTCACGTTGCGCCATGAAAACAGGCTTGAGCGCCTCGAAGCCCTGCTGCAAGGCAGCCACGCGCTCGGGGTAGACAAGCTCGGCCATGGCACCGATCGCAACCACCGCGTTCTCGATGCCGCGCTCCAAGAAGGACGTCGACGTCTCTGGCGGGGCCGTTTGTTGAAACACACACAATAGGAACATGGCAACGCCGCGGCCCTTGGTTTGCGACATGGGCGGGCCGTGGTAGCCCCATAGGTGACCGCAGGCGGCCAGGGCCGATGGCACGCTGTAATCGAGGAGCCGTCGGTCGATGAAGGTCTCTTGCAGCACGACGGTCCACGTGGAAAAGGCGCGCACCAGGGCGTCGTTGAGCGCGGCCGCAAACCGGGTTCGGACGTCGGCAAGCGCCCGCTTGGTCAGCGCTTGCGTGTCTTTTGAGAGGTACTGATCGACAACGCTCGGGTCACGTATGAGCGCGCTTAGTTGAGAGGTCGATAGGTCACGTAGACCCTCCGGCATGAGCTCGGACAGAATGGCCACGGCCGACGTCCATTCCACGTTGGCAATGCTGCGCTCTATGGCCTCCATGGGCAAGGGGAGCTGTGTGGCATCGGCCATAGCTTGTAGCATTGGACGTAGCAGGGTGGAGAGCATGCTAGTGCTGCTAGTGCCGGCATTCCCTGTTGTCTCAGGTGCCCCAGGCCTTTCTTCTAGGAGCTGCAAGCCGGACCAATCCATAGCCTCTTCGCCCTCTTCAGTCGCTTCAGCAACAGCGTCGCGACTCAGCACCCCGGCAACGAGCGACCCCGTATACCCTTGAATGTCCGCCCCTGCCTCGGCTTCCTTCAGGTCCGTAAAGGGCGGAAAGTTGGCTTCGGCGTGCACGACCGTATGGAGCGCAGATGCGTGCGTTAACGCAAACTTGGTGCGGGCTACATGGATCTTAGAACTGTCCTTGGACTCCTCTTTCTCTTCTTGTTCTTCCTTCGACTCTTCGGCATCAGCAGGCAGCAAATCGATCGCCGCTTCCAGAAAGGTCCGAGCATCCTGACGTTCCTGTTGAATGCGCAAGTCCCGAAGGTCCGCAATCAGCTTGGCCATCGCATCAACGTCCGACGCCGCATCGGCAAAAAGGGCCGCCAAGTCGTGGGTCTTGAACAACCCAAAGTCGATGGCCCTCACTTCTGACGCGGCATTCAGGGCTTCCAGTTTCTTGACCAGAGCACTGGCTTTCACGTTCTTTAGTTCAAAGGCTTCGAAGGCGGCGTAGGGGTCGGTCGTCAAGGCCACGGCGCTCGAAGGCAACGGCTTTACAGGGGCCACGCCAGCTCGGGCACGCCGCCTCACGTCGGTGATGTTGGCATCTGCGTGCTGCGCAAGATGGGCGCCAATGTCCCCTATTTCGAGAACGGTGAGGTCGTCCCACGCTAAGTCGCTGGCGGCCAGCCGGTGCTTCCAATCGTCGATGGTAAAGGCAGCGTTGGCAGCCGCGGCCGTTGTGGCCGCCAAGATCACGTCGGCAACAACGCCCTGGCGCCGCCGGAACTCATAGGCACGTGTGTGTGCACGCCACGACTGGGACTCGGCCAATGTAAAGCGCCTTGGGGCCCTGTTTGGTGCCTTGACGCCCAACATGGGAATACGCATGTAGGAATGCATGCGGACGTCGGCGGCCGTAAGGCGCAGGCGGTCCTGTAGTATGCTGAAGACCTCGCGGTGTCCGAGCTCCGCAATGGTGGGACCAAAGTGATCGGAATACGTAGCAGCATACGGCAACGACAAGCGCTCGAGCTCCTGAATGCGTTGTTGCACGGTCGGCAAGGCATTGGCAAGGACCGCCGCTGTGACCCAAGCAGGAGGCATGGTCGTTGATATTAGGCGCTCGAGGTCCAGTATGGGCGTGAGTGCCGGGGCAATCGAGGGCGGCACCCGACGGTCCACGACGTGCCGCCACAGCTTGGCGATTCCATGGGCCTTGCTGATCGACGGAAAGAGATCGTGTGCATAGTTCAACACTTGGTTGTCGTCGAGCCCTATGAACGATGGATCACGGTCGGCCATTTCGTCGATGGTCAGTAGCTCCCGGAGCGAGATTGGGGATAGGAGCTCGTCGGCTTCTGCGGCTTCAGCGTCTTCTGCATTTTCTGCATCTTCAGTGGCTTCAGCGGCTTCAGCGGCTTCAGCGTCTTCGACCTCTTCGACCTCTTCAACGTCCTCAATGGGAGCGTCTTCGTCTTCAGCCTCGTCTTCCTCTTCGTCTTCCTCTTCTGCAGCGTCCTCCTCTGCCTCGTCCGCGTCCTCGTCTTCTGCTGCGTCCTCTTCTGCCGCGTCCTCGTCTGCTGCGTCCTCGTCTCCAACGTTTTCAACGTCTTCTGCAACGTCCTCGTCTTCTACGTCATCAACGTCTTCTTCGTCTCTTGGCATTGGGTTGGGCAACTGTACCTCTACAACCGCAGGCACCACTACCACAAAGTAACAAAAAGGAAGAGGCAAAGCTTAAGTACTTACTTACTCGAGGGGCGCAAAGTCGTTCCACTCGGCCTGCAGCGTCTCGAGCAGGGCCAGGATCTTTTGCATCTGGGCCTTGAGGATCTCGATCACACGGCCCTCGGCATCGCCACCCTCGCCTACGGCTTCCATGTTCTTCACACACAGACGTAGGACCATGCTGGGGTCGAGAGGGTGCGGGCAGTAGTAACCCACGTAGGTCACGTCGCTTTCCTTGCGAATGGTCTCGTTGAAGATGATCGACTGCAGCAGGTTGCCCAGGGTATCGTCTTCGTTCGCAAATACGAACTCGTAGCCGAGGTTGGTTGCATTGTCCGAGGCACCCGGAGCACCCGCCACCGCCGGCGTCGCCATGAGCGTGGCCGCAACGGGGCGTATGACCACACGCGGCGGCGTCAGCGTCAGGTTGTTACGCACTTTGGCGATCAGGATCTCGAAGGCCTTGTTCACTAGATAGCGCGGCGTCAGCGCACACTCGCTCTCGATGGCAAAGTGGATGTGCGTGGGGTCGCCGCGGCTGTCCTTGTAATAGGCGCGCTCCTTCTCCAGGATGCCGCTGACCTCGGAGGCGATGCGCGGGTCCTGGATGAAGTGGAAGCTGCACAGCGAGACGGGCGAGAAGCCGGCGTGGTCCCGACCGGTGCGCTTGACGGGCGTCGCGGTAAAGGCGAGGCGCTCATTCTCACGTAGGCGCGTGATCAGGATCGGGTCGCCGGTCACCACGTCCACCGGAAAGAGCCGACGTGCGTGGCTGGCCGTGACGTCGTCGGCGCCCTTGAAGACGCGAACGTCGTGGCTCGTGACGTTGCGCTTTTGGCTCGGGCCCGTGGCGACGTCGAGCTCGAACCGCCATGCATCGGCGTTTGCATTCTCTTCCTCTTGAAACGCATCCACCTCGGCCGCACTAAAGTGAATGGGGACCATGCCGATGCGCTGCTTCATGATCTCGTTGTGCAGAGGGCCGTTGTTCTCGTGAATGTCGATTGTCACGCCACTTGCGTCACCGTCTTCGCCCTCGCCCATGAAGCCCGGAATCGGAATGTCCGTCAGCATGGTGCGACGCAACGCATTCACGATGCCGAGGTCCATGTCCAGAATGTCCCACTCATGGCGCCGCGCCGGGTCGCTCGAGTCGTACGTGTAGTTCTGAAAGTGTGGCGTGGCCATGGCTCTTTTTGTGCTAGTAGCCTTGTTAGCTGCCTTTTCCTTAAGCTCGAGGCACTCTAAACAACGTCCTTTTTTTGTGCAGCGCGCGCGGCCAATCAAAAGGTTAAGTAATGTCGGGTGGAAGCAGTGAGGGGAGGCAAGGCAAGGCGCGACAGATAAGAAAGGCTATGGCCGCAATGATCCTTTTCTTCAGCGAGCACTGCCCCCACTGTCGGATGCTGCTGGAGAGCGTGAAAAGGTACGATAGTAAGGGCATGGTGCGGCTCTATAACCTGGACGTGCATCCGCGGCCGGCCCAAATAACGAGTGTCCCGTCGATGTTGCTGATGCCCAGCAAGCAACTGCTGCTAGGAAAGGCCGTTTTCGACTACCTGCTGTTGCCGTCACGTGGGGTGCTGGTCAGTGGGACTGCGGGTGCTCAGGCACCGAGTCAGGCTCAAGTAGCATCACAGCAGCCGATCGAGCCCATCGGCTTTCAGCTGGACGCCGCCATGACGACACAAGCGTTCTCTTTCGTGCCGACGCGAGAGCAGCCACACGAAGACGCCGTGGTGAATGATCGGGCATTGGGGTGGGGCGCGTTTGACGGCGGCGCCTTTGACGGCAGCAGTAGTGGTGGAGGCGGCGGAGGCGGAGGCTTCGAGCAGTACAGCAACACACCCGTACGCAACGAGGCCACACGCCCGGCCGGTGCCACACCCTTGCCGTTCTCGGTCAACGCCGATACGCGGGAACAAAAGAGCCTGCCCGACATGGATTCCATTCGGATGGCGCGCGAAAAGGATTTAAGGGATATGGGTATAAACTAGATCTAATAAGTAGGGAAGTGTAGCAATGGGCGACTCCAATCTCGACCGGTTTAATACCACATTTAAGGAGTTTCTCAAAGAGCTGGCGGCAGCACAAGTCGGTGGTGGCGATGCCGAGTTCAACATGATCAACATGGCGACCAGTGCCGTCATCATGGCGTCGCCCAAGCTGCTGCACGAGGGCTTCAAAGAGCGCGTGGCTGTGCCCTTTGGGGACCGCATCGTGGCCAAGGACGAGGCGTTCTTCCTAGAGGCCAACTACGCCGACGTGGCAGGGGATATGCAGGACGCTGAGCGCGTGATCAACAAGGTCAAGGGCATCTACCGCGGCCTGAGCGAGGACGATCGCGCCGTGGTCTGGAAGTACATGCGGGTGCTCGTGTTGCTGAGCCGCAAGATGGGCTAAGGGCGCCGGGCCCCATTCCGTTCTTTTTCATGGGTTTTCCCCTGTAGCTCTCTCTTCCACCATTTAAAGACATGGTAGAGGGAGCCTATGTAGACCCCCAAAAAGCCTTGATGTCAGAAGTGCACACTACGCACCCAAACGTGTACATCTTCAACCAGTACTACGTCGAGCTCCTGAAGCTTTGCAAGGCGGAGGCCAAGAAGGTCAAGGATGACTCCAAGCCGGCGCGCGACCTGCTGCGTGCCATCAAGAAGCATTATGCGTCGTTCGACAAGCTCGATGCCGGGCACCTGACGTTCTTTCGCGAGTCGGCTGGTGAGGCGATTGCGCAGTACATGGCGAGCACGGCGGTGGTTATTTACGATGCGGCTCTTCCGCATGAGGCTTACCTGGACCCAAGCATGATATGGTACAAGGGCGACGTGACGTTTGGCACCATTGCGACCCTCATCAAGATGCGTGCTCTGCAGCACCAGTACTGTCTGCTCTTTGGTCTGCTGGTTCAGGAGGACGTAGATGGTGCCGAGGTCGTTAAGATGCTACAGGGCGAAGAGGTGATGATGGACAGTTGGAGCTCCGAGAACGTGACTGCCATGAGGCGCCTTATGCAAGTGAGCGCCGAGGTGAGCAAGGCTGGTGCTGGCGCTAACGCTAGCGCAAGCCCCTTTCCCGGCCTCGAGGACCTTGAGTCCACGTCGCTCGGTCGTCTGGCCAAGGAGATCATGGAGGATCCGGAGGTCAAGAACCTACAAGATGCAATGCGCAACATGGGCACCGGTGACGGTACGGGCCCTGCCGACATTTTCAGCATGCTGGGCGGCGGCGGCAACTCGGAGGCCAGCGGCGGCATTGCCAAGCTGATGGGCACTGTGTCGCAGAAGATGGTGCAGAAGCTGATGTCGGGCGAGATCAAGCAAGAGACGCTACTGCAGGACGCCATGACGTTTGCAGGCAAGATGCAGGGCATGATTCCGGGCGGCATGATGGGTGATTTGTCCAAGCTTGGGGGCATGCTGGGCGGTCTTGGTGGCCTTGGCGCGGCCATGGGCGGGGATGCGGGCGGTGGCGCGGGTGGCGGCTTCGATATGAGTCAGCTCATGAGCATGATGGGCGGTGCTATGGGTGGCGGTGGCGCAAGCAGCTCGCAGAAGAAGGCTGGCGCGGCCCGCATGGCCCAAAAGTCACGCCATACCAGTGCGGCCGATCGGGCCAAGCGCAAGCTGGCTGCACGCCGTCTGGATGCTGCTGATGCTGCTGAGGCTGAGGCAAAGCCCTAGGGTCAGGGAAAAATATAAACGACCATGTAGAGGGGTGCAGAGTCAGCAGAGCCTGCACATTTAGAACAATGAGCGCTCAAGAGCACATCTGGTACGACGATCTCGCAGGGTGGTTCACGGCGGCCAATTACTACAAGGTCATGCCGAGCGAGAGCATGTCGCTCGCGGAGCGCCTGAACGCAGTGACGCGGCTCTTCCTGTACATCGGGATTGTGCTCACGGTCGTGACCTTTGACTACCGCTACCTCGTCATCGGCATTGCCGCGTGCCTCCTATCGATCGCCATGTACGAGTTCGATCGGCGTAAGAAGGTGGCGGCCGAGCGCTTCCTCGACGAGAACGACCTCACCATCATGGACCGCAAGGTGTGTGCGCGTTCCACGGTGGACAACCCTTTCATGAATGCCAACCTGGTGACGGATGCCCGTGATCGTCCGTCGGCGTGCGACGTGAGCCATCCGGCGATTGCGGCGCAGATCGAGGGCAATTTTGGCAAGCGTGTCTTCACGAATGCCACGGACATCTACGGCCGCGAGTCGTCGTCGCGCCAGTTCTACACCATGCCGTCGTCGGGCATCATGAGCGACCAAGAGGGCTATGCCAACTGGCTCTACGGGTCGGCGCCGACGTGCAAGGAGAACAGCACCGCGTGCTTCGATCGCAATGGCATGGGTCGGGCTTGGGAGGTTGTTAGCGGAGCGTAAGGGAGCGTAACAAGGCCACCGTGTTCTTTTTGTTTTGTTGTGTGTAGAGACTACACGGGAAAAGACCACAGGAAAAGACCAGACAGACCATGAAGGCAGCCGCACCCGCCACGTTCTTGGACAGCCGCCACTACAACACGGATGCTTGCGCCAAGGAGTGCAAGGACGTGCAGAACGACGGCATTTTCTCGTGGCAGACGTACAATAACAAGCCGGTCAAGTGTGCTGTGCCGCAGGGCAGCGTGATCGACTTCCAGTACGACCACGTTAACCTACGTGGCCGCCCCGGTGTTGGTCTGGCCGAGGACTGCGTGATCGACCAGTACTCGGCGCTCCGCAACGACCCGGCGCAGCTGACGCGCGATCGGTGCCACATCCAGCTGTTCACCCGCATCTTCCAGGGCGCGCCCAACCTGCGCCCCGGCAACCCGGACCCCGACGTCGAGGGGCCGCTCGTGCAAGGCGTGGCCAACAACCAGTTCGAGGGCCGCAGTCTGCCGTGCAAGAAGACGATCATGGAGCAGACCACGTCGCCCTTTGCGCCGCTCATTCCTTGCATGCAGAACCTACAGGACCCCAAGAACACCGTCGAGGCATGGACCCGCGGCGGCGACGACACCCGCTCGTGGGTGCGCAACCAAGAGATGCTCAAGATGTGCTCGCCGGAGCACCTACGCAAGCAACGGTTCTAGGTTGCTTTGCTGCTAACTATTTTTTAACAATGCAATCAAGTAGTAGAAGACGAGTCGTAAACAGCCAGAGCCATGTCGTTCAACCGCCTTGCCGACGATGATTGCCAGTACAAGCGCGAGCTTCGTGAGAACGTGAGCATCCTAAGCTACATTGTGGACCCGCACCGCTATGAGCACAAGAGCAAGTGCCGCCACGAGCTGGGCTTGATCGCCGGCTCGGCCGTGTCCCACGTGAACGCCAACCTCATCGACGTCGACAGCGAGCTGCGCGGCCAGACCCGTTACCTCAGCAAGTGTGGCGGCAACATGTACAAGCCGCCGGCGCCGGGGCAGCCCATTCGCAACGACAAGACGGCGCCGATCTCGACCGAGCCCAAGCACCTCAAGTCGTGCCAGATGATCGGCTACAAGAGCGTGCCGCTGCCGCCGCCGATGGAGGTGCCGCGGTGCGCCTTTCAATGGCCCACGCTCTGAATCCGGGGCTAAAATGTTGGTGTACGTTAGAGAAGCAAAGGCACCAACAAAGGCACCAACAATGGCATCCGCATCGCTTCGGTCCGACGGTTGCAGCTACAAGGAGAAGCTGCGTCAAACGACGGGCCCCGGCATCTACCAGCTGAATCGCCCGGCCAACGATTGCGGCCCTTGCGGCCAGGACATTCCGAACGACCCGTACCTGCGTTGGCAAGCGTGGGGCCCGGGCTTCTGTGCGCCCGGCTCGACCGTCGACGACAGCAGCGAGCTCCTCGGCCTGCCCTACAAGACGACCAAGTGCGCCGATCAGCTGTACTCGCCCTTTAAGCCGGCGGGGTCCGGTCGTGGTGTGTGCGCGGCGCCCTCGGGTGATGGCCGTGCTAACAATGCTGCTTGCCACCGCCCGACCGAGCCGACGCGTCTGTCCAACCCGCCGTGCACCCTACGTGGCACCGGCTGGAACCGTTGGGAGTGGCTGTGCTACGATCCCCAGGATCGCGCCCTCATTCCCTTTGAGCACAACGTCAACTACCGCATGGTGGTGAAGGACAACCACGTGCCATGCATTCCGGCGCCGGTCGATGCCAGCAATGCGGTGCCCGGTGCGGCCCCCGTCAGCAACAAGCCGTCGGCCTCGGTGTCGGAGGGCTTCCAGAACTGGTCGGCGCCCGAGTCGGCCTCTTACCAGCCGTGGGCCATGTCGCCGGTGTGGAACTCTTGCGTGCGTTCCAAGGAGCTGGGCGCTTGAAAGGCCAGCAGCAGGTAGCTCGGGGCTTAAGGCCCTAGAGCAAGGAGCTGGGCGCTTAGAGGCCAACAGCAAGGAGCTGGGCGCTTAGTGCGAAAGAACTTGTTTTTTATACACCCTCATGTAGAGTGGTTAGGGAAAGAGAAGCAAAGAAGTGCATGGAAACCTATGCCGGAGCTGCGCTCACATCCATGGGCTACATGTTGATGCAGGAGAACCAAGAGCGTAGCACGGCTCGGGGCACCGCACGCCCCTCGGCTACAAACATTTACGATACTGCATACCTTGGCCAAGTGCATGGTCAGGAGCAGCAACAAGCCAACAACCTATGGCAAGCATCGCAGAACCCTCAGGCCACGGGCATCGTGCCGGCCCCAGCGTACTCGAGCATGTTTGGGCAGTCGCTCACGGGCGAGGCGATCGCCCCCGAGACCTTTGTGCACAACAACATGCAGCCCTTTTACCGCGGCAGCGTCAAGCAGAACGTCGATCCCTTCCGCGGCAACGAGATCCTCGAGCGCCATACGGGGCAGACGACCTTCATTCCGAAAAAGCGCGAGGCCGAGTGCTTCTTCGAGCCGACGGCCAACGTGAGCCAAGTGTGCGGCATGGCCAACAACGACGCCTTTTACAAGAGCCGCATCGTCATGCCAACGGCGCGCCGCAACGACTTCCCGCTGGCCCAGGAGCACGTCGGGCCCGGCCTGGGCATGGGCTACACGACGACGCCGTCGGGCGGCTTTCACCAGGCCAACACGCTCGACTACGTGCGGCCGAAGAACGTCGACGAGCTGCGTGCGGCCAACGACCCGAAGATCACGTACGAGCTGCCGGTGCAGGGGCCGAAGAAGGGCACGGCGCAACGTGGTGCCCAGGGCGTCTTTTCGAAGAACCGCCCCGATACGTACTTCGAGAACACGCCGGACAAGTGGCTCAAGACGACGGGCGCCGTCACGGCCGCCGCGCAGCGCCCCGACGTCGTGCTCGTGAAGCCGACGTCCCGTGTGCAGACGGCCGTCGAGTACGAGGGTCAGCCCTTTGCCGCCGCAGGCCAGCCAGGACGCGGTGCCAACGACGACTACGGCAAGAGCGCCATCACGGTCTTCGACACGGAGCGCTCGCTCACGTCGACCAAAACGGTCGTGACCAACGTCAAGAGCATGGTGTCGGCGATGATGGCGCCGCTGCTCGACTCGCTGCGCCGCACGCCCAAGGAGTACCTCGTGGACGCCGCGCGCATCTATGGCAACATGAGCCCGCAGATTCCCGAGAAGGCGACAATCTACGACCCCGTGACGTATGCGCCGCGGACGACCAACAAGGAGACTCTCATTCACGACGTGGACGTCAGCAACTTGCACGGCCCGACGGCCGGTCCGGTCACCGGCGACGACGATGCCCGCAAGACCGGACGCGAGACGTTGCCCGTCGTGGACAGCGTGCGCAACGTGGCCAAGACGACGTACAAGGTGCAGGTCTATAACGTCGACGAGGTCGCCAAGCGGACGCACCGTGAGACGACCGGCGACGCCAAGAACCCGTCGGGCAACATCGGGGGCCAAGCGAGCCGCACGGGCGCCTACACCACGACGGTCGTCTCGGCGCCCATGACGCAGAAGGCGTTTGTGTCGGCCGGATCGGAGCACTACGGCAGTGCGGCCGGCACGCAGACGTCGTTCTTTGGTCAGAGTCTGGAGGCATGGAACAACGCGGAGATCGACGGCAGTCGCGAGATGATGCAGGCCAAGGCGGGCTACACACCGAACGCCAAGGGTGCCAGTGCCGGCATGGACGCAGGGGCCGTACGTCTCGACAGCCAGCGTCCCCTGGCCGACGACCTCGCGGCCCGCAGCACCCACAACCCGACCCGCGTGCTGCAGACGTCCGGCAAGGCCGTGGAGCAGTGCGAGGTCACGCGCCAGGCGGTGCAGTTGCCGTCGGCCACGGAGAACCGGTTGGACCCGAACGTGCTGTCGTCGCTCAAGACGAACCCTTATGCCATGAGCATCAATCCTATTGTGGCTTGCTAGTGGTAGGAAGAGGAGTAAGAAGAGTAAGAGGAGTGAGCAGTAAGCCAGCATGATCGGCTCCGTACTGCCCTATGTATTTGCGGCCCTTCCGGTCGCCCTTGGCATGACCGTAGGCTGGGTCTCTGGCACCAAAAGCCGCACCCAGTACAATGCCATGAAGAAGCCGGCATGGAACCCGCCGCCCGTCGTGTTTGCGCCGGTATGGACGGTATTGTACGTGCTCATGGGCGTCGCGAGCATTCCGGTATTCAAGCTGTGGCAACAAGGTGTGCCGGGTGCGGGCACGGCGCTCCTAGTGTACGTTGCGTCGCTGGCCGTGAACCTGTCGTGGACGCCCGCGTTCTTCATGTACAACCGCGTGGATGTGGCCCTGGCCATTATATTGGTGCTGTTGGCATTGATTGTCGTGGTTGCCGTTCTGTTTTCACGTCTGACACGTGCATGGTTGCTGCTTGTGCCCTACGTGATCTGGGTTGCTTATGCGACGACATTGAATGCGGCGATCTTGCATATGAACAAGTAAGCTGGAAAAATGAGTGGTGCTTGCTATTTTTGTTTTTACTTAGATGGTCGTGGCTGCTACGGCCTCGGTCACCTCTGCTACGGCCTCGACAGGGTCAACAGCCTCAACAGGCGCATCCAGGATCATGCCCGCATCGGCATCCACCACCACGGTGCCCTCAGGCACAGCCTCCGCCTCTGTCTCAACCTCTGCCTTGGGAGCAAGCTCCTCCCGCTTACGTGCAAGCCATGCATCCTTGTCGATGGCTGCGCCCTTGAGCTTGTCGTTTTTGCGAGTCTCGAACATCTCGTCCCGCTTCTCGGAGTTCTTGTTGTACTGGCCCATGAGCTCGTTGAGCTGCTGATCGGCAAAGCGCTGGTCGGCAATCAGGTCGGGACGCGGCGCCCACGGCACCCAGCAGCCCACCTGCGCCACGTAGATGTTGTGGATGTCGCCCTTGCGCTTCAGCACCTGAGCGCGGACCTCTGCCTCGTGCTGCGTGTCGAAGGTGCCGCGGATCTTGAAGCCACGTACGGACGTGCGGAAGTTGTTCAGCTTGTAGAACTCGTCCTCGATCTCGGCCTCGTTCTTGGTCTTGAAGAACTGGTACTGCGACTGCAGCTCGTCGTTCTTCAGGAAGTGCGCGTGGTTCTCGCGAATGCCGCCGATCAGGTCCGCGTTCTCAGGGTACTTGATCGTCAGGTTCTGAAACAGAAAGTCCAGCTGGTTCGCCAGGTCCGCCGTGAACTTGTGGAAGTAGAAGACCTCCTTGTTGTCCAGGACGTCCTCGGGCGACAGGAAGGACACACAGGCAAAGTTCTGGCCACGTAGGGGCGGGTCCTCGTCTAGGTGGTCGACCACGACTGGCACATCCGGAACGGGAACAGAGGGGGCGTCCATGGTGTAACGAACTGTTGGGTGGTCACTGCATACCCTTGAGTCCATGTCTCTAAATGCTTTTTTCTGAGGCATGGTGTAGAACGAAGAAGCAGCAAGATGGATTACTCGCTCGACATTCAAGAGATGGTGACCCGTGTCATTAAGTACCTGCTAGAGGGCCTGGTCGTCGGCATCGTCGCCTTTGTCCTGCCCTCCAAGGGCCTGACCATCAACGAGGCCATCCTGATCGCCCTGGTCGCCGCGGCCATGTTCGCCCTGCTCGACCTCATGTCGCCCAGCATCGGCGCCAGCTTCCGCCAAGGTGCCGGCATGGGCCTAGGCTTCGGCCTGGTGCGCTTCCCCATGTAACCCCAAAAAAGGATGTTGTGTCCCATATGCCGCGCCCACCTCGCTCATTTTTCCGTCATTTGCATACGTTAAGTCCGCACATGTCCAAGTCCTTTCCCAAGGACGTTGAGAGAATCATTGCGGAAAAGAAGACAGCAATGGAGATGATTGGCGTCATGATCTCGTTGGAGTGTGCCGACATGTTGATCGAACGCAACATGAGGGACGCCGCCTATCACTTTAGTGTGAAGTGTAGGAACGTGTCGAGACGCGTCATCGATGATGTCACGATATACGAAGGGAAGTTTAGGTCCCCTATGATAGCACGTGGCAAACCAGCCACAGTTGCTTTGATCAAGGCCTTCCTCGCAAACCACGTCTACAATACTGAAGATGAGGAAGATGAGGAAGACGACTACTCAGATACCGACATCAATGTTTATACCTTTCAATCGGCTTCAACAATTCAAGAGGCGTGTAAGATGGAAAATCGCAAGGATGACAACTTAGCGATGGTATCGAGCATGCATTGTCGCGAGTTCGTCTTTTCGCACATGTACACGGCTCACATGAGGAGGGTGTGGCAGACGCTCGATCACGTCATCGACTTCATTGGCATCAACGAGCTGGTAGACGTGACCGACACCACCAAAGAGCCGGCCGATTCTAAAGAGAGCTTGGCCGGTGTGTAACCATTGCCCCCAGTACGAATGCCAAAAATGGATTGTTTTGCGATGCACATAACCCTCAAACAAACACACTGCTCGCACACGTCTCAAACATGCCACCCGCCGCCAACGTACACCGCGTGGACTGGAAGACCAAGAAGGCGCTGATGATGGCTATCATCGGTTGCGATGGGTACATCTTTGGTGGCGCCGTCCGGGACTGGCATATGCACGAAGACGGTGCGGCTTCTTTTTACGCGGCTCACGAAGGCTCGCCCAACTCGGTGGCCGACATGGACGCGTTGTACAACGACGCCGAATACATGCCCGAGTGCGCCCATCGCATGGTCATTCCGGTGGACATCGATGCGTGCATACATGCGAGTGACCTTGCGCGTCTCTTGAAGGTCTTTCGGAAGAAGCGGTTCTATTTCACGCGTCTGTTCACACACGATCCTGTTGCGTACATCCCGGGCATCCAGTTGAAGAAGGACGAGGTGCGTCACATGCGGTACAAGGTGGACGTCGTGCCGAGGATCGGGGCACTGTTTGCCGACGCGCTCTTTACGGAGATCGATCCGATGATTACGTCCTTCACGACGATGCTCAAGGAGACGACGCGTGGACTGGCGCCCTTCATGCTGGATCTCATGGTGGTCAACGTGCCGAAGACCGAGATGCAGCCCGAGGCGCCATTTGGCTGTCTCGACTTTGAGTGCAATGGGCTGCTGGCGAGCAAGCGGGGCATTCAGTTGTCGAAGTACCTTTGCGACAGCAGCACTGTGAATCCGATCATCTACGATCGGCACTACCGTCGCATCATGAACGACATCTTGAAAAAGAAGGCGGTGCTGGCCATTGGCGAGAATCGGCACCAAATCGTGCGCATCGGCAAGATGGTGGACAAGGGCTGGACCATTACCGGCTTTCGATCTGTGGAGTATGTGGAGACGCAAGGAGACGATGAGCGCGAGGGCGTTTGCATCATCTGCCATGGCGAGCTTGGTGCGCGTCATTATAAGATGAAGTGTTGCAATGGGCGCTACCACACGAAGTGCCTGGTGCAAGGCATGACGGTGGGCGTGAGCGCCATGAAGCACACGTCCAAGTGCCTGATGTGCAAGCGCGATATTTGGGAGCCGGATCACGACGTGTGTGCGTTGGAGGCGATTGTGGCGGCGAATGCGGAGCGGGAGGGAGGTGATGCGGCTTAGGAGGAGGCTATGTATTCTTTTTGTGATGAACAATTGCGCGGCAAAGGTCGTAAGCATTACTTCCAATAGTTATGTTACATTTAACCACACCATTCCTAGTACAACCAACCTAGTAAAACTCATGTACATAGTACGAACGGTCGACAAATTTCTTACGTGCAATGTAGTACCTTGAGGTATTCATAGTTCACTACGCAACACCTTTCGCCTAAATACTCTCAATAAACTGCCAGCCCAATTCCTCGCAAATCTTCTTCCAGACCTGATCTTGCTGGTGCAGCTTTTCGCGGCTCTTGAGGAGGTGGAAGTACTTAAGGTACTCGTCTTTCTCGAGGAGCTGGCAAAGCTTATACAGGACGTATGCGTACGAGAGGAAGTTTTTGCGGTGGAGCGGGCAGTGCTTGAGGAACGGCGCCTGGATCTCTTTGAACATGGAGCGCAGTTTCTCCTCGAGCTCTTGGCTGAACTTGGGGGCCGGGATGCCATTGATGCGGTAGACGATGTAAACGATATGCTCGTAGTAACGGGTCAGCTGTAGCTTCTTGAGGATCTCGCGCATCTTGCTGAACTTGAGACGTGTCATGTCGAGCTTCTCCTTCTTGACCTCGGCCAGAATGCGCTCGAAGATCTCGTCGCTGATCTCGGTGCTCTCTTGGCCTTGGCATTGCGAGAGCCATTCGTTGAAGTGGTTGATGCGCTTATACGAATAGTGGCTCGTCTCCTTCGTCGGCTGACGGTGAATGGGCTTGTTTTGTTCGACCAACATGAGCTCTTGGTGGCCGCACTCTGAGCAGACCATGATGCCTTCTTGTAAAAGTGTGACCATGGGCAGCTTGCATTTGTCGCAGTCACCGATGGTCGATGCAGACGGATCGGGCGGCCGCACAAACATGGGGTCCACAAAGGCCAGGTAGCGCTCCACCAGGGCGCGTTTGTCCCTGGGGGGCGGGGCGGCCGAGGTGGAGGCAGCGGTGGAAGCTGTAGACACTGAGGCAGAGGCCGAGGCGGACGGTGCAATGCCGAGCCATCCTCCTGTAGCGGTCCCACCGGTCACCTTCGGGTTTGATTCAGACGCGTCGGTTTCGGGGGCTTGTGGGGCGGCTGACAGAGCGGCCAAGTCCGAAGGGGCCGCTGGAGCGCTAGGGGGCGCTGAAGCGACTGGGGCACAGGAAGGCGCCGAGGCACCGGCAAGAATCTCGAGGATGCTGCGCGTTGGGATGGGCATGCCGTGCTTCTTGCGGCCACGCAAGGGCCGCTGGGGCGGGGGCGGCGGTGGGAGGGTGAGTGCGTCTGCTGAGAGCTTGTCTTGATCGGACAGCAGGTTGTAGTACTCGAACAAGATGTCCCCTGTGTTTTCGTAGTAATCGATCTCCTCTTGCATGACCTCCACGCTGGTGATGGAGCGGTCGATGCTCATGTAGTTGTCTTGCCAATAGAGGTTGCTCGTCCATGCAAGGGCAATTGCACTGGTACCGTCCCCGCCCCCCTCTGAGGGCTCGTTCTGCAGGGCGAGCACTTGGGCCTTCCATGATTGGGCCTGCTGGAGGGCATGATCGCGGCAGCGGCGCTGTTCGTCCAGGGCGGTGGCCTTGCTCGAGATGCGTTCCACGAAGAGCTGGTGGCGGGCATCGAGTGTAATCTCTTTGGAGGTGTCGGTGGAGGGCAGGCGTTTCTTACCTGACTTCTCTTTGAGCATAGGGACTGCCTTGGGTCCCTCGGTCCCTGAATCCATTCATTGGTCGTTGTAGGCCTTAAGCCAAGGGAGGCCGAACGCCCCGGCCGGCCCGGCGGCGCCCCGTTTTTTTTTCTTTGCATAGAGTACAACCAAATCTTTGTGTTCCTTGTCCTAAAATGGGCGGCGGTCTTCTACAGCTAGTTGCTTACGGCGCTCAGGACGCCTACCTAACGGGTAACCCCCAGATCACCTTCTGGAAGGTCGTCTACCGCCGCCACACCAACTTCTCGATGGAGTCCATCGAGCAGTCGATCAACGGCAACGCCGGCTACCAGAAGCGCATCACGGCCCAGATCTCCCGCAACGGTGACCTGATCCACAAGATGTACCTCGAGATGACCTTCTCGGCGGTCGTCGGTGCGTCCGGCGCCGCCACCGATGGCTTCGTCGACTACCGTGGCCTAGCCGCCATCAAGTACATTGAGCTTGAGATCGGTGGCCAGAAGATCGACAAGCAGTACGGCGACTGGATGCTGATCTGGAACGAGCTCTCCCTGCCCACCGGCAAGGAGGCCGGCTGGACCAAGATGGTGGGTGGCACCGACAATGCCGCCGCCGCCGTGTGCTACGTGCCCCTAGAGTTCTGGTTCTGCCGCAACCCGGGGCTAGCGCTGCCGCTGATTGCCCTGCAGTACCACGACGTCAAGGTCAACATTGAGTTCGAGTCGAAGACCGAGGTTGTCACTGGCACCTACACCAGCGGCGGTGACCTCACCGACGTAAAAATTTGGGTCGATTATGTGTTTCTAGATACTGACGAGCGCCGGCGCTTCAGCCAGATGAGCCACGAATATCTAATCACCCAGCTACAGTTCACCGGTGATGAGTCCCTGACTGCCAACGGCACGGTTAAGCTCAACTTTAACCACCCCGTAACCGAATTGGTGTGGGTGGTTAAGGCCGCGGGTGCCAACAAGGTCACCTTCGCCAACGACGTGATCACCACCGCCAAGCTACAGCTGAACGGCCACGATCGGTTTGTCGAGCGCCCGGCGGACTACTTCAAGCTAGTCCAGCCGTACCAGCACCACGAGAACATCCCCGTGGGCTCCGGCATCCACGTCTACTCGTTCGCCATGAACCCGGAGGAGCACCAGCCGTCCGGCACCCTGAACATGTCGCGCATCGACACTGCTCAGCTGAAGTTCACCAACGCGACCACGGGCACTATCAAGGTATTCGCACCTTGCTACAATGTCCTACGTGTTATGTCTGGGATGGGTGGCCTTAACGCGAGCTCCTGAGGTGCAAATACCTCAGGAGCTCATCAGGGCCGAAAAGCAGTTGTCCACGATAAAACGAGCCCTTATCGTGGGAAAAACATAGCGCTCTCGTCAAAAGAAGCCTACTGCTAGTGTCTGAATAGCTATATACATGCAAAGCTAATCAGATGCAACATACCTTGTTGATCGGGAAACCCCTTAGAGCCTTTCCTACCAAGGTTGCACTCGAAAGATGCAACTGGCCGAGAATTAGAACTCGGGTATGGTAATAATGGAAAGGATTGGGCAATCCGCATGGTCACTACCTAAAAGCGCTAAAGTCAAGCTCATGGTAGGCCGTCAGAGACTGAACGGGTGTGGGTGGACAATGAAGGTTTAGACAACCTGAGTCCGCTTAAGATACAGTCCACTCCCCTAGGGAAACTTAGGGGTATTAAGGTGCTTACTCGAACTGATCTCAGTTCCAAGCGTTACATCTTAAAAAACAAACAAAGTTTCAGGCCTCATCGGCTTGTAAAAGCCAACAATCATTTTTTCTTCGATTTAGTTGATGCAACTAAAGACCATTATGGTGCGACAATGCGAATATGTGGACGTGCCTTTAAGCCCACGTCCTTCACTTAAAGGAATGAGTGATACTTAGGAACAGTGAGAAAGACAGGCACGTTCCGCACGAGAACAGTGCTAACAAGATGGATGTCATCATTGCAAATGCGATGTCTGAGGGCGGCGACCTGTTTAAGTTGTTGCGTGATAACATGAATACTGAAGAGCAAGAGCTTTTCATGGACAGTTTTAAAATGTACCTTCAGCATGGTAACGATGATGATGCATTTGTTGTAAACTTGGACGATGTGTGGGAGTGGATGGGGTTTGTTAAAAAGTTCAACGCTTTACGGCTGCTTCAAAAGCTTTTTACGGAAGAAAAAGACTTCATTACTCAAAATAACTCGCTCCTCCGGGAGGAGCGAGTTCAGCATGGCGGCCAAAACAAAGAGACTATCTTGATGTCCGTGCAAACATTCAAAATGCTATGTTTTCAAGCGAATACGGAGAAAGCTAAAAGAGTACGTGGGTACTACATAAAAATGGAGAAGGTGATGCAAAAGTACATCGAAAAGCTTATGATCGACGCGAAAGCAAAGCTAGAGGATGATCTCAAGAAAAAACAACTAAAAATGGACGAAATCGAAGAAAATGCAGCTTGGGAGCGTCACAACGCTTTAATACATGCCTACCGCAACAAACCACTCGTGTACATATTATTTATTGAAAATGTTGAAGATGGAATGGTTATAAAACTTGGATCATCAGATCAAATTCAAGGGAGAGTCACCAAGATATGTAATGATTTTCAGATACATAATCAGATAAAGGTGTTACACGTGTTTCCATCTGATCATTTTAGAAGGTTCGAGGAAAGCCTCAAGAAGGACAACAGGTTGTCCAGATATCAATATACCAAACGCATTAATAACCATGCATACTCAACTGAAACGTACCTTATGAAGAACAAAAGGACACTTAAGTCTCTTGTTAATTTTATTCAGTCTCAGGCACTTCACTTTAAAGCAATGACCATCGAAGAACGACTACTGATTTTCAACACAGAATGTCTTTATGAGAGACGTAACATTCATGAAACATATAGGAATGATCCTGTAAAACTTTATAAAATGTACCATCTTATGGATTCAATGCAATCTCGCGCATTTAAGTCAAAGTTCAATACCGAAATAGTCACAGAACCAGTCATTGACAAAATCGACGTATCAGATGCTGTGCCAAACGTCGCACCTAACATGTTTCCTAATGATGATTATGACCCCGATGATGGAGAAATTGATCAAGGAAACACAGAACCACCATCGCGTGATTCTCGGGAAAGAAAGTCATGTGGCCCAAAAGTCCAACTGTATAACCCATCTGATTTGTCTAAGGTTGATCGAGTAATATGTGGCATTTTTCAAGTCCTTATTGATATGCCCGGAACGAGTCTTACACAAATAAAAACGGCAACAAAAAACAAAACGGTATATAAAGGCTACAGATGGTATCTTATTCCACAAGACGACCCCGATCCAAATAGACCTCGCGAAATTGGTGGAACAAATGAGCTGCAAGAGCGCAAGGTTGGCTTGGTTGCGATGCTCAACCTAGATAAGACTATTGTTGAACGGGTTTTTAGGACACAAGAAGAAGCTGCTAGTGAGTTTACCTTCCATAAATCTTTGATGTCGAATGCAGTAAAATATGATGCACCCTATCAAGGAAAGTGTTGGGTATTTTGGGAAACATTGGATCAGAGAATACAAAATGAGTTTCTTAAAACAAACAAACTTCCAATCCAAAGAAACCCAAGAGCTAAGCGGGTACAACGGCTTCATCCAGACACTTTAGAGGTATTGCAAGAATATGACTCCATATCCCATGTATACACAAGTGATCGCATCACAGCTAAATCCATCAAAGGTGCTATTGACGAAAACCAGCCTTTTGGCGGATTCCGATGGAATATTATGAACGTTGGCGAGTGACTTAAGTAATTACACAAAAAAACATTACAATCTCTCAGCCCCGCATCGTGCTGTAGTCACGCGCCGCAATCGCATCAATCATCTCGGTGTAGCGCTCGAACGTCACGTCACCCACCGGAAACTCATTTTCGACAAGGCGCGTCTTACCCTTGAGCAGACACTTCGCAATATCAACAGTCACCGTGGTAACGCCAAAGCGCTCAGGGGCCTCCTTCTTGAGACGTGCGTAGCCCATCGGGTTGTCGAAGACGTACGTAAGGATTTCGATCACCTTCTCGGGACTCAGCTTCCGACGCTTCTGTGATGCCGACAGATCAGCATCCATTTCGCCGTTCAGGCGCTTCTTTTTGTCCTCAAGGAACTTCTCCGCGATCGTTGTGTTCGCAAGCTCGGACAACTTGATGACCACGCCGTTCTTGATGCTCGACACTTGCTTGCGCGTGAGCTTGAGGGCTTTCTCGACGTCAACGTTCTTGTCACCACGTGCCAGCCTACGACGCACGTCATCGATGATGTCGTCAGTTAGGCCCGACGTCTCCCGCTTTTGCATCGTTATAGTCGCCGACATGGCCACCTTGTGACTCATGCTTTTCTCAACACCTTGGGCGCTAGGGCGCTCGTACACAATGGGGTCCATCTTGGTAGTGAGTGATAGTGTCTCACTATCGCGCGCAGCTTGTATTGAGTTTGAGAACACAACGTTACGTCCTTTTTTGGGGTCAATGTGTCAATGTGTCCTACGTTACGTCAACACGTCCTACGTCAACACATCCTAACAGACCAATATGCATGCCGAGTTGCGAAACATCAATGCAACTCTTGAAAAAATAGCCAACAGCCGGCGCGGGTGGTTTTAGCCCCTAGCACCCCTTCTTCTGCACACGTATCACCGCGTCGTTTTTCCGCTTCCCCACCAGCGGATTGAAGTCCTCCTCCTCGTCCTCGTCCTCCTCGACCTGGTGCGACTTCCGCTCCTCCTCCATGGCCTGGATCTGCCACAGTTCGTTCAGGCACATACGGAAGTCGCGCGGGTCCGCCTTGTACCAGAACACGTTCTCGGCAATGCTGCCGCCTTGCGACCGATTGTCCACCACGAGACACTCATAGTTCTGCGTCGACTGGGTCATCACCTGCGCAAAGACGTCAAAGGTCGGAAAGATGCCACAGTACTGCTCGTAGATCTTCTTCCGATTGGCCGTGATGTTCTCCTTCAGAATGAACACGTTGTCCAAGTTCGTACGCAGCGACGGCGGAATGCCCAGCACCGACTGCGACGTCAGGGCCACTGTGCAGTTGTGATGCCGCCCGTTCAGGAAGAGGTACTTGATGTTCTTGTCGTTCACCCAGTCCTTGCCGGCGTACAGCATGTCGTCGAGGATGATGGCCGCCCGCGGGTCAATGTCGGACCGCCCATACTTCTTTTTCTCGTCGTTGTACTTCTTGGTAATGCGAATCTGGCGCTTCACGAACTTCTCGACAATGTCGGGCGTGTACTCCTCGTAGATCAGAATGCCAGGCACGAACTTCTGGAAGAACTCGTTGGCACCCTCGGTCGGCGAGATCACGACGACCCACGGCAGGTCCCGCATGTGGAACAGCATGTCGCGCAACAAGAAAGACTTGCCTCGGTTGCGCGGTGCCAAAAACAGCGACGTTCGCCCTTCCCGATCCCCCGGCTGGAACTGCATGCACTTCATGTTGAACTTTTTCAGCTCGAGCTTCATAACTACTTTTCCCTACCTACTGTTACTCTAGTTACACTCGAACAAAACATTTCACAGTTGTACACCGCGCATTTATCTCTACCACGAAGATAGAGTGTCGGGTAGGAAAAGCGCATAAAATGCAAACAACGCCAAGCTACTGGCTCGCGGCATGCATTGGGGCCCTGCTCGTCCTGATCGTCTTGTGGATGCAGAGCCCGGACCGCAGCGACCGTGACTCTGCAGCACAGCAGCCAAACACCAGCGCATTCGGCAGCAGCCCCTTCGGCAGCAGCTTCGGCAGCCCCTTCGGTACCATCGAGACCTTTGCCGGCGAAACCCAAGTGGACTCCAAGTCTATCGACTACACAGAGACACTCAGCACCGCCGACGGCTTCCTACCGACGACACCATCGAACCTTCGCCTCTACATCAGTGCCTTCAGTGACCTCGTTGCCTATCAGATCGAGGGCGCCCCGGACCGCATGCCCACGTGGGATGCTAACCAGAATGTGTGGCGCGACCTGACCCGCCCCGACGTCGGCTTCCGCATGTACCCCATCGCCCAAACGGCCTCGTTGCCCAGCAAGCTCAAGGTGCGCAATGATCAAACGCAGCTGCCCACCGACATTGGTGCCTACATCAAGAATATCAAGCTGATCGGCCCCTCGTCCGACGACGTAGGCCACACCGAATCAAGCCAAACGGCCGTCACCCTCAAATCCTTCACCATCGTCTTCTACGGCGTGATCGAGACGGTCGAGTTCGCCGAGGGCGAAGGCCGCAAAGTGCTGTACCGCTTGACGGCCGAGAACCCCAACATCGTCGAGATCGCCATTCGCCGCCGCGACAACCGCAACGTGCTGCTGGAGGTCATTCTCGGCGACGCATCCAAGGCCTACCAATGGGTCGTCGACAAGTACATGCTCATGTCGAACCGCACGCCGACGATGTACACTCTTGTCTACGACGAGGGCCAGCGCGCCTCGCCCAGTCGCGATCCCGCCATCCGTTTCTACATCGGCAAGACCAAGCTCGAGAAGCTCTTCACGACCGACGCGCCGGCCCCGATCCGCCTCGGCAACTCCGAGATCGTCATCAACCCGGAGGGCGGCTTCGACATGAAGCTCATTGCCTTTGCCCATTTCAAGTCGCCGCTTGATGAGACGGCCATCGAGACCCTGGGCAAGTACTTCGAGAAGCAGCAGTCGGGCATCGACGTGATACTGACGGCTCAGCAGCAGGAGTTCGACGCGATCACGGTTGCGCTCTTCAAGAAGATCGACAACGCCAGCAAGACCCTCGAGGATGTAGAAAGCGAGCTGCAAAAGTGCAAGGACACGGCCGGTACCCTCGTGCCCGCCCTGCCGGTGCGCCATTGGCAGATCGACACCAATGCGATTGGTGTAACCAAGGCCACGGCCAAGCTCAACGACGCAGACATCAAGCAATGCTCGCCTCTGGAGCTCATCAACAAGATTGCGGTCCTGGTCAAGGCCAAGGCCATCGCCGAAGGCAAGCTCGTGGACCCGACCGTGGCGGCCGCCGCAGATGCCGCAAAGGCGTCGAAGGTCCCGTTTGCCAAGGTGTCCGCGGACGTGCCGGCTGCCACGGCCACCGCAACAACCAAAACAATCAAGCCGCCGCCCGCCAGCCTAAGCGACCCGAGCGCCAGCATCCTCAAGCGCATTGCCGATCTCCAGGGTGTTGAAGAGCCCGAGTAAGCATCCACTTAAAGCGCAGGCACACCCATTCTTTTTAAGACCAACCATACCAAGTCCAACAATATGGCTTCGAGTAATGTTACGATTCCAGCCACAATCGCAGCCGCACCCACCGCCGCCATCTTCATACTCACGCAGAACACACCGACGCGTAAGGTCCACCTAAAGAACTGCCTCTACTTCCTGTTCCGCAACTACAATGCCGTCTACCGGTACCCGGTGCTCATCTTCCACGAGGGCGACTACCAAGCCAAAGACCAGCGCGAGGTCATCATGTCGATCCGCGCCTCGTGCCGCTCGCTCGTCAGCTTCCAAACGCTCGACCCCGCCGACTTCACGTTGCCACCGCACATTGATGCCGTCAAGGCCCAACGGTGCGTGGACCTCAAGGTCGTGCCCTACTGGCGCAACATGAAGTACCGCATGATGTGCCGCTGGTGGTCGCTGCTCGTCTGGAAGTACGCCGCCGCCTACGACTACATCATGCGCCTCGACGACGACAGTATCATCGAAGAGCCGATCACGTACGACCTCTTTGCCTGGATGGCCCAGAACGATCTGATCTACTCGTCCAACATCCTCAGCGTCGACTGCGCCCTGTGCAACTACGGCTTCAAGGAGTTGCTCGAGAACATGATGGCGGCCAACCCGGCCAAGCGCGCCGCCGTGGCCCAGATGTTCACCAAGCAAGAGATCCCGCTACGTGCCGTGCAGTTCCACCCGTTCCGGAGCCTGCTGAGCATCACGGAGGACCCGCTGCCGGTGCTGGGCGAGAAACTGCCCGTCTGGGGCATGGTCTACTTCTTCAACAACTACTTCATTACCAAGACGGCCTTTTGGGCCCGACCGGACGTGCAGGCCGCGCTCAAGCAGATCGACGAGAGCGGCCTCACGTTCTACCGCCGCCTCGGCGACGCCCCGATTCACACGGCCATCGTCAGCCTCTTTGCTGAGCCGGCCCAGATTCGCCGCTCGGTCTTCAAGTACAGCAAGCGCCTACAGCGCGAGGCCTTTCAGGGCGACGACGGCGAGTTCCACACGTACATGCCTGAGAGCTATGCTTCCAATGGTTGCATCACAGAGGCAAACACGCCACAAAAATGAGAATGGCCTTTCTAAAAACCCGAAAGAAGAGGGTGCGGCCTAAGACGAATGCCTAGACCTAGACGACACCATGCTGACGGGGCTTTAGAAAGGCCACGCTACATGTTGTCGTGCTATTGTAATGTGGTCCTTCTCTTTAAATGCCAAGCCGCAGCAGCATGAGTCGCGCCGCTTCTTTTTCAGCCGAGCGCTTGTTGGGCCCTTCGGCCTCGCAAGGGCTCTCATTCGACCCCTGCACCGATACGCGCACTCTAAAATGCGCCTTATGATCGGGTCCGGTACGCTCCAGCTCTTCGTAGAGCGGCAACGTCTTAAATTGGCTCTGGCTCCACTCCTGTAAGGCCATCTTGGGATCCATGGGCGGGCGCTCAGACGCCGACAGAAAGGGTTCCCAAAGGCCGATGATCCATGCACGGCATATATGTAGATCGCCCCCACAGTCAAACCAAATGGCGGCAATCAGAGCCTCAAGTGCATCAGCCAGAATGCAGGTGTTTGCGAGGACGACGCCATTGCCGATGCGCACAAGCGCATCCAGTCCGAGTCGGCGCGCAATGACATCACAGACGTCTTTCGATACAAGCGCCGCCTTGCGCTTCGACAGTGCGCCCTCTTGCTCATCGGGATGCCGCTTCATGAGGGCTTCCCGAATGACCAGCTCGAGAATGGCATCGCCGAGGAACTCGAAACGCTGAAAGTTTGGCTCCCCCTTTGCAAAACTGGGATGCGTTAGTGCTTGCTTGTACAAGTCCGGATGCGTAAAATGGTGCCCACAGTCCACAAGGTTCATTACGAACACCACAATATTTTGAGCAATCGAATCGATGTAATCTAATGCTATTTACAGGACTTTGGTTCTTTAAATGGTGGAATGCGAAGGGTCACGAGGTTGACATTCTGCGCGCCGCCCATTCGATATCGCGATCTTTGCAGCTTGACGGGGATTGTCGGGCATGACAAATAAGCAAAAATGATCGTTACATGTGTCACGGTTAGCCTAAGCGTGCACAACAGCCATTCCGCACACGTGCTCCATGCACGACTCGAACGGCCCGTCAAACTCTGTGTAGGTGCCGTTCTTAAAGATGCTCATACACACATTGTCTTCGGCCCGCACTGCCTGCACGAGCGCATGGACGTTGGTGGTCGCGTCACTCACAAGATCCCGTAGGGCATCTAGGTGAATGGCATAGATGGTGTCGCCTGACAAGTCCCACAACGTCCAATCGGTCACCATCGCGCCCGTCTCGTCGTCGTAGCTTTCGTTGTCGAGGCGCAAGCTCAGGCCCCGATCTACAATGTCGACTGTCACGTAAAACATCGGCACCGTCTCCATATGTGCCCAAGCATCGATGGTGTCCACCCAGTACAGAAGGTATGCATGGTCTGCGGATTCTGTGGCTTCCGTGGCGTCCACAGGGTCCGTGACGTCCGTAGCGTCCGTAGCGTCCGTGTATTCAATAAGGTCCGCCATTCTTAACTTCAAATGAATGCGTGCCCAGGCGGGTCGCCTCCATTTTTTGCGTGGCACCCAAATATTAGGGCCTACTTACGCCGTACCTTTTTGCCACCGCGGCTCCTTTGGGGTGTCTCGGGTAAGATACGGTCCTTAGGCGCGTCATAGTCCTTGGGCACGTCATAGTCCTTAGGCACGTCATAGTCAGACATGACCTCTTGCGTAGCCTTAAACGGCTCAGGGTCCGCCTCAATAGCTTGTTCCAAAGGCTGTTCAACCTCATCTATAGCACGTTCGGGCGACCGCTCGGGTCCAACCATTCCTTTCATGCTTCGAACATACTGGACGTCGCTGTACCGAAAGGCGTAGTAAAGGATCAAGTACAGAATACCACCGAAGAACGCGCAGATCGCAAAGATCACCTTTTGGCCCGTCGGCATGTCAAACAACGTGTTGGTCTTCCACGATAGGTAGGCCGAGTAGATGCCCACAAGGCTCGAGATGCCCCAAATGATGAGCACAAGGATCCATATCCAGCGCTTGGACTCTTTCTTCTTTGGAATGGGAGTAGCAGTAGCAAAGGCCTCCTTTTGACCGCACTTACCCATGCTCTGGAACCCCTCCGCAGTCAGATCACGAAAGGTCTTGCTAAGCAATGTAGATAGCAGTGCGATCTCCATGCTTAGTGTCAATGCGTAGCGCAGCGCTTTACATTGATTGTCGAAAAAGAACATACGAAGGGCGCACAAAGGGCGCAACACTAACCGGTGCCGTGCATGACCTTGACGCGCTCGAGCATCTGCATGATCTCGAACTGTCCACGCACTCCGATGGCATCGGCCTTCCTGGTGTAGAAGTCGGGACCGGTGCGCTCCTTACGATGTGTCAGTGTCCGCAACGGAAACCGATCGGGCAGCTCGAACCGCACAAACACGGGGACCGCCGCGCCCGTCTTGCGCAGAGTCAGAAAGATCGACGGCGGCACACGCTCAATGCCGTCGTGCGAGTAGTACGCATTGGGCATCCACATCTTGGCGCTGAAGGCACCGCTTTGGGGCACGACCATCTGGTTCGGCGTGTTCTCAAAGGCGATTTGCGGGCACGGGAAGGGCAGCGCCGACCCTGCGTAGCTGACGCCCCGCGTCGGCGGACTGGCCGCCAGGAGCGTCACACTCTCGTAGGCCTCGGGTGCATGCACTTGGCCGACGATCTCGACGACGCCATCGTCCGAGATGTCGATCGACGCATCCGCATGGGCAGACGTATAGACACGCTTCATTTTTGCGTACGTACCACCACCACTACCACTACCAAGAGCCAATGTTTTAGCAATCGCCTAGTATTGGCGACCATCGCCGAGGCCCATGGGGTTGACCTCGGTGCGCGAGCACGAAACGCCATCGCAACGCACAACGTAACGCTCCGGAAGCATGGTCGCAGGGTCACCCGTTGGCCGGGAGCAAGGGGCGCACGGCGCCATGCGGGCCAGGGCCGCGGCACGATCGTTCTCCATCCACGACTCGGCGTTACGCTGGATGTACATGCGGCTCTCGTACGCACTAGACGGTGCGCCCACCGCTGCCACCTTGTCCATCAGCTCGGCAAAGACGGCGCAACGAGGGCGGTAATCGGTGAAGGCACGGCCGTCCGCCATGCGCGAAGGGCACGGGCTGTCACCCACTTGAGAGCACGACTGGCAAGACGACATTAAGGGCTACTACTTACTATACTAATCCACATGCAGAAAAGTTTTGGGCATCAAGCAGAGTCGAAAATCCGATCGACCAGTACGTTCTTCGTGCCCTCGCTGGCCAGTCCGCGAATCAGGCACATCTCTTTCAGCACGTCCACCGGCATCTTGCGCAGCCGCGTCTTGCTCATGCCGCCGCTGGCCACCATGCTCTCAGTGTCGGCTTCGACGTCGGCATCCACTACGGCCTCAACGGCATGAGCGGCCTCGGTGGCAGTTACGAGGTCGGGCTCAGCCATTGTCGTAGCGGGCACCAAAGGCTTGGCAGGCAGCACAGGCTTCTCCTCCACCTCGACAACGTGTGCCTTCGGAGCCAGAGGCCCATCAAGCTGGACGTCAAAAACAGCCGACATGATGTCCTCAGGGGACGCCCAAGCCTGCTGCCCAGCTGATGCAGCCCAAGCTTCGCCATCATCCATGTCACCCGTGCCCTCAACAGCGCCCTCGCCCGTCCAACCGCACCCGGCATGCATGGGCTGCATCAGTGCATCGACGCGCTCCTCGAGTTTGGCGATGCGGCGCCATAGGATAAACAGGCCCACGACCACAACGATGCCCACGATGGCAATCTGCATGCTGATCATGATGTGGCTGTCCATGCTGCTGCCTTTCTAAACTACTACCTCACCGCGACCTATTTTTTCCTTCATTTTGAGCGCATCCTCGATGAACGCATCGGGAAAGGTGCCGCGAATGCGCATGAGCTCGAGCGCGATGCTCTGGAAGGACGGGCCGTGACGCAATCGATAGGGGAAGTGGATCGAAGCTCCGTCTGCAACCAAGTGGGCCTCCATAGACACGTTCACGAACGCAGCAGGGTCCGTACGTGCCAGGGTTACCATGTGGGCATAGTGCGTCGTGACCACGGCCCGGACGTGGGGCAACGTTCGTGCCAGCCCGGTCAAGAAGGCCATCGCGGCAGCGGCGCCCTCGGTCGGCGGCGTGGCGTGCATGGGCTCGTCAAGCACCATGAAGACGGGGCCGAGTGCAGCACAGGCCGCCCGCCACATCGACGTGCACCGCGCAACCTCGGCTTCGAACAGCGATTGCGTCCCTGTCTCGTCCGTGATGCGCATGAAGCTGTGGATCTGGTGGTAAGGACACACGTGCGCCCGAGCGGCACGTGCCACGCCCAATGTCTGACTCAGCACCACGTTGGCCAAGATCGACCGCACGTACGTCGTCTTTCCGCCAGCATTGGGGCCTGTCACGATCATCGTGCGCCGCAGGCACGCAGGGTTGTCCACACACTCGTCGAGGCAGGGATGCCGCATGGCCCAGAAGCGCGACCCTGCTTCGGCCTCGGCTTCGGCCTCAACGTAATCCACCATACACCAACCCTGCTGAGTGCTATGACGCACCGCAATCGCCATGACGTCCGCTGCGGCGACCTGACGCAATGCCCATTGAATGTCTGCAACCACGCAAGGGCTGTGCCACCATTGCCATACGCCCTTGAAGCGACGCGACATGATGTGAGTAGGACTTGATAGTCCCGATGACGCTCCCCACCAAGTGTCCTCCAGTGCCCCCGTCATATCGCTCAGCTCGCACGCCACCTCGATGAGACGGTGCACTTTACGCAGACGCTCGCTCAAGATACGTCGGGCACCATAGACGCGCTTGGCAATGTCGATGGCCTGCATGGCCGTGTAGGCATACATGGCAACGTAGACGCCCACGGTGAACATCATGTGACCGCTGCCGCCACCGCCACCACCGTTCATCGATTGCAGTCCCTTCCACAAAAAGCCAAAGTAAGCCTGCAACGTGATCGGCCACTTGAGCTTGGTGCGCAAGTACCACCAGGGACCGATCAGCATCATAAGGGGATAGAGCACCGTGGCGCCGGGGCTCAAGAGCAGCCGATAGAGGTGATATGCCTCGTGGAAGCCACTGATCTTGTTGAGGGACCGCACACCCCAGAGCGACGGGAACAGCAAGGGCAGCGGCCACGTGTTCTTGAGGTCAGGCCGCGCCACGACCCAGAGACCATCGCGCTCGAGGGTACGTGCCTCATGAAGCAGCTCTTCGAGCCTAGCCCTGTGGCGGCCCTCGGCGTTCGTGCCGATGGCGCGGACCATGGCTTGACGTGCACTCAGGGCAGTCACGTCGCTCAAGGGCCGCCGCAGCGTTTCATGCAACAGAGCCAAACCAGTCACCGTCATGACCCCACTTTTATGTTCGGCCCACTTGCCCAGGTCGGCGTCGACGAGCACGTGGTCGGCAATGGTCTCTGAACGCAACTCTCGCAACGTACCAAAGATACGCTCGACGGCCGCGTCAACACGTACAGGATCGTCACACATCAACGCAGCCTGGCCGGCCGCCATTGCATTCTCGGCCTCCTCGCCGTAAAGGCAACGTTTCAGTTGCATTGTTCGGGCCTAGCAGAGCCTGTTGCATAGCGGCCTGCACAAAAAAGGACTTAAACACAACGCGCTTTGACATAGCAATCATGAACGCAAACGCGTCAAGCCCCGGCCTCTACACCTTCCGCCAAGCCGGACGGCTCTACCGGATTCGTAAGGCCCCCATGGAGACGGACGACGTCGCGGCCAAACGCGGCCGCAAGATCGCCAAGGACCTTTGCCAGCCCAATGCGCCGAGCGTCCCAGCGGCCGTGTCGGGATCTTTTATGACCGAGGATTAGCGGGACTGGCGCAAGGCATAATGGCCAACATCAGTCCAAAGATCTGGGGGCCGAGCGCATGGAAGCTGATACACTTGACGGCCGCCAAGACACGTACGTACGCCGACTTGGCCATCATGCGCTCTTTCGTCGAGGGCCTCGAGTACCTTTTGCCATGCACCAAGTGCCGGGCATCGTTTGCCACGCACCTGTCACAGCTCCCCTTTCCGTCGAGGCCACGCGACCTTCCGCAATGGGCGTACAACATGCACAATCGCGTCAACTTGAGCTCGGCGGGGTCGGCGGGGTCCGAGCCCAGTGCCTTTTCGGGTCCGGCCCCCGACCCCGCCGAGGTCTTTGAGGCTTATCGGAAGATGGCAAAGGCGCGCCAATCCAATCCCTTTGCTGCCTTCCTCGCTGCGCTCGCCGATGCTCATCCGGGTGGCCGTGGGCGCAAAGCGTATGTAACCGCCCTTGGTGCCCTGTGCGCCCTTCTCGAGCACTTCTACAAAGTGACGCCCCCGACCACACCCATACGGTCACCTCGGGCCTTTCGGGCATGGCTGGGTTTGGAAGGTGCTCCAAGAACACCCTCCAAATGCAAGGACACGTGCGTTGTTTAAGGCCTGTCTTGGCTTAAAGGAAAAACAAATAGACTACTATGGGATGATCAAACAATCCCAAGCGCTCCGGTAGTGTAACGGTGAGCACAAGAGTCTTATGAGCTTTTAGAGCGGGTCCGACTCCCGCCCGGAGTATACTTTTTAAAGCAAGTTGCGCCCTTAAAAGACGCCGCCAACAATCGCGCTCATATCGCCACCGTACTGGGTACGCTTCTTCGTGGGCTTCTTGGCCGCAGTGCGCTTCTTCTTAGCGCCGCCAAAGTGGCCGCACTGGCCTTGGAACGCCTCGGTGGTGGGAGGAGCAGCAACAGCCGGAGGCGCAGCGACTGCCACAGGGGCAGCGACTGCCGGGGGCGCAGCGGCAGCCGAAGCGCCCGCACCTGCCAGCACATTCTGGTGCGCCTTGAACATGTCCTGCACACCAGACGCAATCTTATCGCCTAGGCTCGTACTGAAGAGCTCCATGGCCGTCACCGGGTTGCCACCGTGCACCTTACGGGGACGACCGGGCTTCCGCTTGGCACCACCCGTTACCTGCGGCTTTAGCTCAACGGCAGGGGCCACAATCGGCTCCCAGGCCGCTAGCTCACCGCCACCCTTTACCTTGCGCTTAGGCTTCTTGGCGCCTCCCGCAGACGGAACAGACGGAACAGACGGAACAGACGGAACAGACGGAGCAATGGCCGGAATGGGTGCAGGGGCCTGAGCCATAGGTGCAGTCACCGTCGACATGGCACCCGGCGGCATCGTGTACTCCTCATAGCCGCCACGCACCACCTTGCGCGGACGCCCACGTCCCTTCTTGGCACCGCCCGACGGTAGCACCATGTCGAGTGTCTCCTCCAACGCATCGTTGCCGCCACGGGTCTTCTTTTGCGCCGCCATGTACCGGCGCGTGATCTCCTCGGCCAGAAGAAGCAGGCCTGCTGCCGCGGGGCCCGCTAGGTTGCCACCCTTCTTGGATGCGCTCTTTACCTTAGGGGCCATTGACTGATTGCTAGAACTACCCTAACCCCATATTTTTTTGCCTTGATCCCCATACGACCAGAGTCATGGCCGCTAGCGTCGCAAAGAAGTTAAGACCGATGAAGAGCAGGACGTACGGCAACATGTTCCATAGGAACCATTTTAGGAGGGGCTTAAAGAGCTCCCGTTGCACCTGCATGCTGGAGCAGTGATCTTGGATGAGCCCCTTCATGAACTCCATCCACGTAAGGCTCTCCTCGGTCTCTTTGCCCTCGGTTTCCTTGGTTTCCCTCGGCGCGGTGAAAGGCGGTCGCTCGGCAATGGGGGCATCTGCTGGGACGGCGCCGATCCAAGGGCATACGGGCGCTGTTACAGGTTCGCTTGCTGCAGGTTCCATACAGGCAGACAGACCCTTGCGTTACTTTGAACGTAACAATTCCCTTCGTTCCCGGTAACCGCGCTAGCGAAGCCAGCAAAGCCAGCGAAGCAGGCAATCCATGAACGCCCTCACCACGATCGAGTTTGGCCGCCCACAGCGCACCGCCAACGCCGTGTTTGTGCCGATCACGAAAGGGACGCGCGTCACCATCAGCGACATCTCGTACATCAACATCCGTGCCGGAGCGGCATTCACCATTACCATACGTGTGCCGTGGGACAACTGGGCCGCCGAGCAGCTCGAGATCCTCGACACAGAGGCCCTGGCCGCCACGCACGTCAACAACGGCACGTGGTTCACCAATGCCCTTTCGGAAGACCAGATCAACGAGCTGTTCGAGCCGACCGTGGACCGCGTCGATGCGTCGCGGGGCGTTCAGATACAGATGCAAACGTCCATAAAGAACCCGCCGAAGCTCACTTTGGGCGAGTCGCTGTCCAAAGGTGAGTCGCTGTCCAAAGGTGAGTCGCTGTCCAAAGGCGAGTCCGAGTCGCTGTCCATGGACGCCTTCCATCGGCTCTGGACGCACGCCCCGAAGCGCTCGCTCACGGCCACGGCCGTCGTGGACGTCGCCGGCATTTTCTTCGAGAAGCGGCGCTTTCGGCTGCGCCTGGTCCTCCGGTCCCTAGAGGCCACGTCGGCCGTCGACGCCGATCTCATGCCGGACAAGGCCGGCGTCAAGGCCGACGTCGAGGACAACTGGGACGCCCAAATCGCCAGCCACCTCGAGCCGGCGCTGCAAGCGGCCCGAGTGCGTTTGGCCGACCTCGAAAGCACGCATGCGGCCCTGAAGGCCAACTTGGAGGCCGCCCGCGCCCTGTCGACCATGGGATCTTCTTGGCGGGAGCGCTTAGCGATCATTGAGCGAACTCTCCAGGACAGTCGTGCAAATATCTAACATAGAATATAGACCTGCCACCCCGGTACCCGACTAACCTCAACCATGAAGTCGAACCCCACTTATGTCATTGTAACCATTCTTCTGCTGCTGGTCCTTGTTGGCTTTATCTTCCTGAGCTACAACAACCGCTCGAAGATGATGGCCGCCGAGCGCTTCTTCAACGGCGACGCCTCGGCCTACCGCCAATCGCCGGCGGACGTGGCCAACGCCCAGTACAGCCCGGATGCGGCGGCTGCGGGCGTCGGCTCCTACGCGCCCTCGGACCCCACTGGCAACGAGACCAATGCCCTGGCGTCGGGCGGCGGCGGTGCCCTTGGCCGCCCTGGCCCGATGGAGGGCCCGACCCCGGCCTGCTTCCCCCGTGACCGCCTGTCGGCCGCGGAGCTGCTGCCCAAGGATGCGTCCAACAGCAAGTGGGCACAAATGAACCCTGCCGGCCAGGGCGACCTACAGGACCAGAACTTCCTGACGGCGGGCTACCACATCGGCATCGACACCGTCGGCTCGAGCCTAAAGAACCCGAACCTACAGCTACGCAGCGAGCCCCCGGTCTCCATGCGCCCGGTCTCGCCGTGGAACCAGTCCTCGATCACCTACAGCGACATCAACCGTCGCCCCCTGGAGATCGGCGAGAGCTCTTCGTACTAAGCGTAGCTGTTAACCGTCGCAGCTCTTCATTTTTCACACACCGCTCATACCAGAACCATGGGCATGCCCACCAGAACCAAGAGTGCCCCGATCCATTGACGCGCTCCCCACGCCTTGGTCTCGCCAAGAAAGACAACGCTTATCAGGATCGTCACAAGCATTGTGGCGGGCCACGTCATGACCATCCAAGCGAGCTCCTTGCGCTTCAAGAGCCACAAGTAGATAAAGGCCCCACACACGGCAAAGAGCGAATAGGCGATGACGACGGGTGATGATAGAGCGCCATAAAGGGCCCATTTAGCTCCGTTGTCCTTGCGGTCCTTCTGGCGCCACACCACAACGCTCACGGCAAATGCGCACCCCAGCGCCACGAGAATCCAGATGGAGCGGGCCAGCTGGAAGGGGAGCGCATCGATGCTCTTGGAGCCAATCTTCTCAAAGACCGATGCACCGGAGAGGAATGCGACCTTTGCCAGAAGGGCGACCCATTCGATGAGCATTGCTTGCTTGCTTACTTATCAAGACCTTTACAAAAACAAATACTCCTCATCCCGACTCAATCGAACGTCATCAACATCTTCACGGGCGCTTTGGCAACCGGCGCACGGCGCGCTTTTGCCAAAGGCTTGGCCACGGGCGCCTCGACGGCCTCCACCTCAGCATTTGCATTTCGGTTGTTGCGGCGCTCTTGCTGGAAGGCACTCATAGAGTCCTCGATGGCCGTCAGGTGCTTGAGCACATACTCGATGACGCGGCTCTGAATGGCCCATCGGAAAAAGTTCATTTGGCCCACCGTCGTATCAATGGTACGCAATGGACTGGACGCCACCACGAACGAGATGCGGTTGTGGCGTCGGAACGGATCAAAGGCATGCTTGGAAAAGGCCCGCAACTGAGACCGGTACTCGAGGTAGACGTTGATCTTACGGGGAGCGCCGCCCACTGCCGTTGGTACACACTGACCGAAGGTCTCAGACAGCTCATGCCCAGGACCGACCAGCCAGTACGTCACGTTGTGCTCTTTGGAATAGTGCGTCACGAACCAATCGAGCAGCCGCAACGAAATGGCCGTGTTCCCATCCACTAGCTCGGCCAGTTGGGCACGTTGATCGGCATGCTTCATAAAGTGCTGCGTCAGAGACGACAGCATGAGCGAGTGTGCATCGGGCGGCGGGGATGTGTTTGCCATTGGGCCTTCCTTCGGTCCAAGCTTCTTCCGTTACCATGGGATCAACGCTTGTCTTTAAGTAGTGCGTTGTAGTGCGTTCGGGGATTGTCAGGCTTGACGTTCACGTCGAGCTCCATGAAAAAAGATTGTCCCTGCCCCTGCCTGCCCCCACACCAAATCACATATACCCCGCGGCCCAATCCCGCACACGCTCTTCAAATACTCCCAAGTGCCCCTCATTTTTGATCAAATAATCCCCCTGCAATGTGTCGATGATATCCTCTACCTCGTGCGTCACCCCTGCCCCCGTGCGTTCTATCTTAACCACTACCCCGCCCCGCTCCCGTACCCACTCGATGTCGTGCTCATACCTGATGTCTGGAACTATGATGTAAGGCCCTATTAATCCCCGGTCCCACGCCCCCCATAAACGACGTGAGAAAAAGTCGTGGCCCGCAAATGCCATCGTCTGTTGCGTGAGCCAGATCATGGCGTCACGTGGACGTATGCCATGGCCCGCGTCCACCCGCTCCTTCTCGGGGCCCTCGACCTGCGCATGAGTGAACCCAAACAACGATATGCACGCGCCTTTAAGTGGTGACGAGAGCCGGTGGACCTGGTAGAGCCCGTCGCTCTCGGCAACCACGACGTTGGCAAAGGTGTCCTTGCCGACGCGTGAGCGCCCTAGCACGCCAATGATGCGGGGCAGGCCAGACATGCCATGCATTTGGTTTTGTGTCACTTATGCCTTTAAGTAGGGGGAAGGGGAGGGGAGGCAAGAGGCACGTTGTAAATGTTTATGTTTGGAGGGTAGGAGGTCTTGATGCCTACTCTTTCCCCGTCTTCTAGTGCTTTCGCTTTCAAACGTATGAATGGACCCAATGTTCCCCGATCCAAAGTCATATCTCCGGCAATGGCAGGGGCCAAATCTATGAAGGGTAAAAGCAAGCAGTCTCGCCGCCGTGACTCCATCCTCGGTGACAGCGACGACGACCACTCTGTTTACGGCAACTCTTACACCTCAAGTGGCATGGCGTACGCTTCGAACGGCATGGGCTCCAGCTACCAAGATGCCCCGCTGTCCGCCAGCTTCGCCAAGGGCCCCCACCTCGCTCCCCGCAACGAGCTGCAACGTCAATACATAGCACACCTAGAAAACCCGAATCCCACCATCGTCGTTGCCACCGGTGCCGCAGGCACGGGCAAGACCATGATCGCCAGTACGATGGCCGTGAAGAAGCTTGTCGAGGGCAGCATCGAAAAGCTCGTGATCACGCGGCCCATGGTCAACGTGGATGACGGCCCAGGTATCGGCTTTTTGCCGGGGACGCTTGAGGAGAAGTGCAGCCCGTGGCTGATGCCGCTGACTGACGTGTTCTACAAGTACATGACGCCGGCGCGCTTCCAGGGCCTCATTGCCAAGCAGGTCATCGAGATCTGCCCGCTCGAGATGATGCGCGGCCGCTCTTTCGAGAACGCCTTCATCATTGTGGACGAGGCCCAGAACTGCACCCCGACGCAAATGCTCATGCTTCTCACGCGCATCGGCGAGGGCAGCAAGCTCGTGATCACCGGCGACCCCATGCAACACGATCGGCGGCACCGGTCGGCCGGCAACAGCAACGGCCTCGAGGACCTAATCACTCGCATACAGACGTCTGCAGCCAATTTCCCCGAGCGCGTCGACGACATCGCCATGGTCCACTTTACCGAGGAATGCATCGTGCGCCACCCGATCATTCGGAGCATCCTTAAGATGTACGACGTCAAGTACCCACCGACGGCATAAAACACAAAAACAACAACATTCCCTTGTACCAATCAATGTATGTATACTATTAAGCAATAGGCCCATCTAGCGACACCTCAGGCTCAATAGCCTCCTCCTCAGTAACAGAAGTAACCACGACAGCTTCATTCATTTTTGTCGTATGTGCCTTGAAGGGCGACTCCTTGAGCTCGACCTTGAAGGGCAGCGCATCCATGATGGAGCTGAGCCAGCCATTTGATGCATCTTTCCGCCACGTTATCTTGACCGGCACCAGCTCCTCGATCACACGCTTAGTAAAGTCAACCTCACGCTTCATGATCTTATCAAGGTCGCCATTGACATGCTTTAGATTCGCTTGACGCACCTGCTCTAGCAGCCGCCGACGCTCACCAATGCTCTTTTCGGCCCGCTTCCATATAGGTGTCTCGTTGCCTTGGTTTCGCTCAGATTGAGCGCGAATGACGGGCATAACGTGTGAGCGACGTAGCATCATAGCCATTGTTTACTTCTTACTGATTGTCAGATTATTTTAGGCATCGACCTTCGGAGCCTCCGCCTTCTTATCCGCTACCTTCGGAGCAGTTGCCTCATTTACAGCAGAGCTGACTAGCATTCCGGTCACGCTGATGCCAACCAGTATGACGATGAGAAATCCACTCATGATGACACCAAGGACGGTGCGGATCCAAGCCCACGTGGAGCAGTTGCCAACGACCAGGCAATCGATTTCAAAGGTGTTTAGAAGGGCCGAGACAAGGAACATGGCCAGTGCTATGCTCGTGAATTTGGGGGCTCCTTTGAACATCTTGGTCACCACCAACATGATGACCAACGCAATAAAGATGAGCAGTGATACACCTGCAGTGATTTTGCCGGGCGTGGATGCGATCATTTGATTGAGGTGCTTCTACTAATAACCTACTCTTTTTGTAACCTTGGTCCGAAGCAGTGTCCATGCATGGTGGCCTACCAAACATTAAAGCTAGCGTAAAAGGGTCCATTTCGAGTTCCATTCCCATTCCTAGAGTCCTAAAGGTATGGCGATTTGCCTTCGACTTTCAGATTAACATGGCGCGGCGGCGCGGGGTACCAGCGTCTCTTATGCAAACGCCTGCTCAAACGCCCGTCGAAGTTGCGGCCGCAGCGGCCGCAATCAAGCTCAACGAAGAGCGCCTCGAAAAGGACCGCAAGTTCGGCAAGTGGCTCAAGGACGAGATGGTGTCGCTCGGCCCCGCCTTCATGAAGATGGGTCAATTCATGAGCACGCGCACCGACGTCTTTGGTAGCGCCGTGACGGCCGAGCTTTCCAAGCTCCAGGACAACAGCAACGAAGTGCCCTTCGACGCCATCAAGGCCGTCCTGGCCTCCGAGTATGCGCCCTACAACAAGACCATCGAGGACATCTTCGAGTCGATCGACCCGGTACCGCTTGCAAGCGCCAGCATCGGACAGGTCCACCGGGGACGCCTCAGGCTCAAAGGCGGCGGGCTCGCCGAGGTCGTGATCAAGATCCAAAAGCCGAATGTGCGCCAACAGATCCTGTCGGACCTCGAGTCCCTCACGAACATTGCGTCCTTCATGAGCCAGATGGGCGCCGCTCGTGGCCGCGAGTTCCAGTCGCTCTTGCGCCAGTACGCCACCTTCTTGCAGGCCGAGCTCGACTTCAAGCGCGAGGTCCGCAACATGCAGATGTTTCGAGAGGCAGCCATCAGTGGCGTCGTCGTACCGCGCCCCTTCCCTTCGCTCTCGACCACCAACGTCCTCGTCATGGAGTACGTACCCAGCATCAAAGTGACCGACGAAGCTGCCCTTGCGGCCGCCGGCATCCCGCTGCCCGCTGTGGCCGCCAAGGTGGTCGATGCCTTTCTGAAACAGATCACTGGCGCCGGCATTGTACATTGCGACCCGCACCCGGGCAATATAGGGGTCTTGGCCGGCGCCGACGCTACCAGTCCCACCATTGTACTATACGACTTCGGGAACGTCGTGGAGCTCAGCCCTGCCTTCCGATCTCAGATCACCAACCTTGTAGTTTCTGTATATCAACAGGACGTCGACGAGTTCTTAGACCTCCTTGTAACATTAGGCATTTTGCGCGTGAGCGACCCGCTCGAGCTGCTGGATATGCGCTCCTTCTTCGTGTACTTCTTTGAATACCTCAAAAGCGTCGACTTTGACCGCTTGAGCACGTCCATCATGGACAACGAACAGCTTCAAGACAGCAACGTCACCTTCAAGATCGACAACGATTTCCTGGCGCTGGTGCGTGTCTTCTCTCTCCTGGACGGCACGTGCACACGATTGGACCCCAAGTTCAATTACATCGATGCCCTCGCCCCGATCTCACAAGAGGCCTTTCAGGACTTTGGGTTCCTTGACTACCGCGCACGTAAGGACATATCCAAGCTGAATCTTATGGGCGCCACCAGCTCGCTCAAGAACACCGAGACGACGCTGGTCGCCCTCAACTCCAAAATGCGCGACATCGGCGACCGCACCAACCTCTTTCGAGGGCTTTTTGCGGCCCTGGCCCTCATGGACTGCCTCGAGGACCCTGTGCGCTTGGTCATCGTGGCCCCCGTCATCGCATGGATGGTGCTGGCCGAGAAAAAGTAGTTTAGAGCATTGGGTCTTACATGTGTTAAGAGACAACGTCGATCACGTCATGAAGCGCACCATCGTCGACACCGAAGGGCCCTACCCGGATGGAGCCGCCCCGTCGGCCGCCGGCTCGGACGCAAAGCGACCCAAACCGGCCCCTGACGACGCCAAAAAGGGCTAACGCTTCCGAGGCCGCTCGCTGCTTGCCGGCGTCGACAGCTTACGCTTCACTTGCTTTAGCTTGCCCTGGTGCTTCATGAGCTCGCGCATCATCGACTCCGTTTGCGCCAACATTGCATTTACAGTCTCCAGCTTCGTTTTTGTATCGGCCAACTCGTTCTCGCAATCCCGAGGAGCAATGCCAAACCTTTCATAGCACTCATGCTTGATGATGGCGTGGACGCCATTGAGCGCATCAGGCCGCATGGCCCGACCGCTCACAGGGTTGACGTTCGGCTTCTTCTGAAAGTCTTCGCATTGCTCCTTGGTCACGGAGGCGGCGCTCTTACGTGACGTTCCGTGGCTCGCCCCTCCTGTACGTAGGCTGCAACTCATGACAGGCAAAAGATTGCTACACATGAGACGCGTTTTATTAGAGAATCGCGTGGAACAGAGGGTTGCCCTTGGCCCGCAGAGCGAGCTGCAGATCCTTCGGTGTCACGCCCGTACGGCCACCGTGTAAGGCCATGAGCTGCGCCACGTTCAACAGGTCGATCAAGCCGTCCTCGGTCGCCGTCTGCAGCGCCAGTATGGCACCCTTGGTGAAGCGAAGGTCGGTCTTGTAGTTTTCCGAGATCTGACGTACGAGGCGGTTGAAGGCAGAGAACGGGATCAGATAGTCCGTGGTGGCCTGTAGCTTGCGAATGTCGGCAATGGCCTTTGCATTGGTGACCTTGGCACCACTATCGGCTTCGTTGGCATCGTTCGCATCTTCCACGTCCGTGTCGGTAATATCGGTGATCTCGTCATTCTCCTCGTAGCGAATGCCGTCAGACTCGCTGTCTTCCCAACCATCGGTCTCGATGGCACTGGCGTCTTCGCTGTCCTCGGTGGCTTCGCTGTCATCATCGCTGTCCTCTTCCTCGTCAATGGCTTCGGCATCCATAGCGTCCTTTATCGGATCCTCTGCTTTCGCGTCTTCGTCGTCCGTGTCGGCAAGGTCGTCCGGATGCCGAGCCGCATCGTCGCTGGCCAGGTCAAGCTGGCGCCTTACGTTGGTCAGCTGAAGCACGTCGGGCACTTTCGGCACGTCCGTCATTTTTGCTGCTTATGCAACACGTGCAAACACGTGCAACGCAATATCTTACGCACGCACGCACACACTTAGCCCCACTTAGAGGGCACCGCACATTGGTTTAAAACGTTGGATTCGTCCTTTCACGTCCTTTTTTCGTCAGGCCAAAAATCGAGCCTTAACGCAAAAACAACCATAACGCAACAAACCCAACCATGAGCCGCCTACAGTCCCTACATAACAAGACGCAGGTCGTCGCCGAGGGCGAGCTGCCTTATAACCCGAGCAACGTGCTGCTACAGGCGTCGGACCTGCAAGCCTTCTTCGCCGCTCATGGCCTCGCCGGGCTGCCGTATCGCAACCTTGACCTCTATCGCAATGCCTTTGTGCATCGGTCGTACTGCACGATGAAGAACGCCAATGTGGAGTCCGGGAACGAGCGCTGCCCGCCCGATTGTCTGCCGCTGCAGGACGTGTCCTACGAGCGCCTCGAGTACCTCGGCGACAGCGTCCTTGGCATGGTCGTGGCCCGCTACATGTACGAGCGCTTCCCGGATCGCCCCGAGGGCTTCCTATCCAACATGCGCACCAAGATCGTCAATGGCCGCATGCTCGGCAGCCTCGGCGAGCGCATGGGCTTCCCAAAGTTCGCGATCATCAGCCGTCAGATCGAAGAATCGCAAGGCCGCAGCAATTACAAGATCATGGAGGACATCTTCGAGGCCTTTATTGGCGCCCTGATCCAGGACTTCCAGACGGACGCCGACGCTGTGACGTTGCCACCCTCCATAGCCAAGTGCATGCCCTACGGCCCTCCCAGCGGCGCCGGCTTCTTCGTGGCCGAGCAGTGGATCATTGCGATCATGGAGAAGTACGTCGACTTTGCCGAGATCATCTGTGCTCGCACCAACTACAAGGACATGTTGGTACGTCACATGCAGCACGCGCACCAAGACTCCCCTCGCTTCCTAGAGGTCAACGTGCGCATCGTCGACGGAAAGACGCACCAGAAGGAGTTCACCTATTGCGTCCGCGACCGCAACGGCGCCAACCTTGGCACGGCCAACGGGGCCAGCAAGAAGGAAGCCGAGAACGCTGCGGCCCTGAAAGCCCTTCACCATTACGGAGTCACGGTTGCTTAATCCGGCTTAATATGTGCTGTATGGGCTAGAGCACGTTTGCGTTGAGAGCCACCTGATGGCCACCGTCGTTCCAGACATCCCCTTTTCGACTCCGTGTGACGGAGGCGCCACGGGCGTTAAAGCCGTAGGTGCAGGCGCCACTTGCCCGGTTGATGTAACTGGTAGCACTCCGGTTGATGTTACCGCCATCGTTGGCCCTGTTGGCCCTGCCGTCATCCCCGAGCCTGTTGTTGCTGTTGCGGATCAATCCGTTCCGGTCAAGATGTCTGCGAGCCACATGATCCAGCTCCAAAAGGCATTTTTGCTACTTCAAGAGGCCATTGTAAACGGTACCGTTATGGCGAGTCCCATGACGCTGTTGCAAGAGGCCTATAAGATTGCGTCGAGCTTTCCGGCTCTCAGCATGGCTGATAAAAAGGAGATGGCCATGTTCTCGCTCGACCGACTGGCCTGCGGTGCCGATGGCATTGCGGGCACAGCGGACGACCTTATCCCGGCCGACGTCATGGACAAGATCCGCATCCTCTTCGACTCTCAGATCATTGATGGCATGATCGACTTTATTGCCGACATGAAGGTGCCGGACTGCCTGCCGCGGCTCTTTCCCTGCTTCTCTAAGCCCAAGGCTGCCTAGAAAGGCGCATTGCCTACAAAGCAATCCTCAGCAATCGTTTTTATCATGGCATCCTCATAAGCATCGATGCGCCCGCTGCTACCGCCGCCGCCCCGAATGGTCACTGACCCCGACCCGACCCCCATGTAATGCAACCCGATCAGCGACATCAGAAAGACAACAAATAGCACAGCAATGTTGCTCTTGGTGCGAGACTGCGCCTTCTGCGGGTCAGTTCGTGACTCTGCATGCTGAAGGGCAATAAACGCCACGAACGTCACTGCCGCACTGATGGACACGATGAGCAGCATTCTTAGTCCCTCTTACTCCTGCCCCCGAAAAGCGCTCCCATCAAAAGAACGCATCTTGGATTGGACGTGATTTGCGTTCACTGCGTTCCGTGCGTTCCTTCCGACGCTCCCGACGTTCAGCCGACGGCCTGGACATAACATCATCGTCGATTAGGATTTGCTTTACATTCTCGAGAACAGGTACGTTTTCAAGCTCCATGGGCTGCGCAATTGGCTTTACAGGCTGAAGCTGCACATCAGGCTCGACGGGCTGAAGCTGCACCACAGGCTCGACGTGCACAATAGGCTCGACGTGCGCCACAGGCTTGACGTGCGCCACAGGCTCGATGTGCACAATAGGCTCGACGGGCTGAAGCTGCACAATAGGCTCGACGTGCGCCACGGGCTCGACGGGCTGAAGCTGCACGACAGGCTCGAAAGGCTCGACGTGCACGACAGGCTCGATGTGCACGAAAGGCTCGACGTGCACCACAGGCTCGACGTGCACCACAGGCTCGACGGGCACCACACGCTCGACGTGCACCACAGGCTCGACGGGCACCACACGCTCGACGGGCACAGGCTCTACGTCATCAGAAAGGTCAGACTCATAACCAACGTCAATATCATCCTCATCATCTTCAGCTTCATCGGCCTCGTTTGTCTCATCTGTCTCGTCATCAGCCTCATCAGCCTCATCTTCGTCCGCCTCGTCGGCTTCAGGGTCAATGACGTCCTCGTCCGACTCGAAAGAGTTGGTGTACGACTTAGCATCGACTGCATGAACAGCATCCTCACCCTCTTCGGACCCCTCACCCTCCTCCGTCTCCGTCGACTCGGCATCGTCGTCGCTCGTAGGATCCTTTGACGCAGCACCACCGGCCGCCGCCGACGCCGCAATTGCCAGCTCGTTCATAGGCAAGCTGCTACGTACCACAGTGGCAATGGCCTTGCGCACAAGGCGCTCACACTGCACCAGGTTCTTCTGGCGCTCCAGGCTTCGCACGCCGTGGTAATACAGGTACGGCCGCTTCCAGATGGCCCGTGCGTACTCGACCAGGCACCGATGCACGAAGACCTCCAGGGTCGGGACGCGCACCTTGATGTTGGCCACCTTGCTGTCGATCTGCTTCATGTGGATCTGCATGCCAACCGTGAAGATGGCCTTGACGAGGTCGCCCATGTAGTCACATCCGCTCTCGGCCAATACGGCCTCGAGCAGCCGGGCCACGACGTCCACGTTCCACTTGGGCAGCTCCTCAAGCGCCTTCTGAAAGACCTTCAGGACATTGGGCGCCTTCTTGACCGTAGTGTAAACGGTGTCCAGTTGCTTCCATAGCGGCGTCGACAGAATGTCACACAGATGCTCGATGTACTCGCGCTTGTTCTCGAGGAGCACGTCCATCAGGTCTAAGCACAGTAAACAACACTTCACGCTCTTGTCTTTAAGTGATGGTCTAATATAGGGGTCGCCAAACGCAGCACCAAGCGCATCCAATCCATGGTCATCGAAGGCTTCGACGTCAGCCGCTACTTCCACATCTTCAACACGCTCACGATAGTCGTGATCCTTGCCGGCCTCGTCTACGTCGCTGTGCTCGCCGCGTTCGTTCGTGACTTTACCTTCATCACGGCCCACCCGATCGCCTTCATCATGGAGTGCATTGCGATGTTCGCCCTGCCCGGGCTGCCGATCCTGCTCTTCATCATCACCCAGGGCGTCAAGTCTAGCATTGCCTTCAAGTGGTTCTACGCCCTCGGCATCAAGTTCGTCATCTTCCACATTCTGCTGCACGTATCGGGCTTGTACAAGGTCTGGTTTGAGCTCGATAGCGGGCTCGGCATTTAGTGTTGGACACTAGTAAGGAGCCATGCAAACGCAACTACCCATCTTACTGTTGTTTTCGGCCATTGCCTTTGCCCTTGCGTACTTGTGGATCGAGGGCAGGACAGAACGGTTTGAAGGGGCGCTGGCGAATAGTCCATGGGACAAGCCGCCCATCGAAAGCGTTCCGATCGACCTGAAGCTCAAGAGCCCCGAGCACCAACGGGCCTTTTATGCCGTCGAAGACAACGCGGCCTTTGAGCAATCGCTGCAGACCCTGTTCGGGTTGCCTGTGTGCGTAGAAGCGACGCTCGGCGGCTCGGGGCCTCTGGCATGGACGGCCGACGCCGTGCCGTCCTCCACGACCCCGACGTGGATCGTCGATGCATTCGGCGCCGCTGTGGCAAGCGTCACGCAACAGTTCACGGCGGGCTCAGCCACGTTGCCCGACATGCAGGTACTGGACGAGCGGTGGATCGCCTACAGGGTGCAGGGCCTAGCGATGCCCAAGCCGAGTGAAGAAGCTCCGCTCCTCCTTCGCATCGAGATGGTGCTCTATCGCGAAGCTAACTACCACGCCAAGCACGTCGAGCTATGGGTTCTGTCCCGAAAAGGCACCAGTCAGGTCCTCATGGCACGCGTCCTCGGCATCCTCTTTGAGGACACCTTTGCCCTGTTTCCGCGGCTCGCCGCCACGGCCTCAGAAAAACAAAGTGCACCGGCGCCTGTTCCGGCAACCGTTCCGTGATTATAATCGACTGCCATGTTAACCAATAGCGAAGCCAGCATCCACACCATGAAAGCCATTGCCGTATTGCTCATGTTTGTCGGGGTCATCCTCGTCATTCAGGGCTATTACACACAGACGCAGACGTGCCCCAAGCCAGAGACGCGCGTCCTCATGGTGCCGCGTTCGGTCTTTGAGGAACAGACCAACCCCGAGGCGACGTTGGCGGCCCAGTTCAAGAGCATGTTCAATGACGTTAATGAATGGCCGAAGCGAGGTTGAAGGGATAGGATAATCTACACATCATTGTAAGTGAGTCGCACGCACAATGTCCGCATCGCTCTTGATGCAACTCGCCCGCGGGGCCATTGATTCCGCAATCGCCCCGCGGGACATGGGCAATGCCCTGGTTCAGCGTCAGGGTCAGCAATGGCAGACAGCCGCACGCGTCGAAAAAGAACGCGAGGCCGCCCTCGAGGAGACGTACCAGACCAAGATCGCACAGAATCGCATGCGCTTGACAGGACAGGTGGCGGCACACGTGGCCCGCATCACCGCACTGAAGCAAGATGCCGAAGAGGCCGGACCTGCGCATTTGGAAGCAGCGACCAAGGAGTGGATCAAGGCCATTGCGAAATGGCAAGCCAAGCAGGCGCAGGTCCCGCTCGTTCCAAACATTTACACACGCCATTTTAGAGACTAGGGCGGATGACTACCTTCACGTTTCGGTGGTTGGCGTTCTTTGTGGCTTTTGCCGTGGGCATGCTCATAGTGTATACCATTGAGCCACCGGTCACCATCGTGACGAAGTACCCGAACCCCGACAATGCGGACACACAGGTCTATCGCGACATTGCAGGGGGTCACTACAAGTATGAGGTCAAGGACGTCGAGTGCACAAAGGACGCCGTGGAGCAGCCTGTGGCCCGTTAGGTTGGCGCTTATTTTTTCTTAATCTTCAAACCATGTAGAGGTAGAGAAGACAAACGCAAAGCCAATGCGTGTTCCATCGCTCAAGCTTCCGATACCGACATTTGATGGGGTCGCCGAACGTCTCTTGCGTACCGAGCAAGGCCAGATGTTTGTAAGTGTGTTGCTTGGGCTCGGGCTGGCCAGTGCGTTTCGACGCGTGTGCAAGGGTAGCAAGTGTCGGATCGTAAAGCCAGTGTCGCCAGACGAAATTGAGGCCAATACTTACCGCATTGGCGAGCGGTGCGTTCGTTATAGGGCTGTAGCGACGACTGTTGCCAAGGCTTAAAGGCTAGATGCATATACACATATACTAAAGACACATGCCGCGGATTCGTCCGTCTTTGCAAACAGGATCGCAATGCAATGGCTCTTGTGGCAATGGCGTCACAGGGAGCGCTACCGTGAAAAACAAAAGAACTAAATGCAGCGGCACTGACGAAACTCCTTGCATAAAGCACCCAGTGTTCAATGTCCCTGGAAAGTTGGTCGGTATCTTCTGCGCAGAACACAAGGCCGACGGTATGGTTGACGTAAAAGCCCGCCGCTGCACTGGGAAGAACGCTGACGGGTCTTCGTGTACAACGCGGCCAACGTTCAACATGCCCGACAAGTCACGCGGTATCTTCTGTGCGGAGCACAAGGCCGACGGTATGGTTGACGTGAAACACCCGCGCTGCACCGGGAAGAACGCTGACGGTTCTTCGTGCAAAAAGCAGCCAGTGTACAATGCTCCCGACGAGTCGCGCGGCATCTTCTGCGTGGAACACAAGGCCGACGGTATGGTAGACGTGAAAAACCCGCGCTGCACCGGGAAGAACGCTGACGGTTCGTTGTGCAAAAAGCAGCCAAAGTTCAACATGCCCGGCAAATCGCGAGGCATCTTATGCAAGGAACACAAGGCCGACGGTATGGTTGATGTGTTAAACCCACGTTGCATCACCCCGCACTGTGATACGAGGGCAAACAAAGCCTACAAAGGTCACTGCTACCGTTGCTTCATCAATACCTACCCTGACAACCAGATTGTTCGCAACCACAAAACAAAGGAACGCGCCGTCGCCGACTTTGTTCGCGCCACTTACCCCGACTACACCATCGCTTTTGACCAGCGCGTTGCCGACGGGCGCTCGCGTCGCCGCCCTGACATTTTTGTGGACATGGGCGACTATGTCGTTATCGTGGAAACCGACGAAAACGCGCATCAAGCTTACGACTGCTCGTGCGAAAATAAGCGGCTCATGGAGCTCTTCGTGGACGCCGGAAGTCGGCCTCTCGTCATGGTTCGATTTAACCCGGACCAATACTACACCCGGCTAGAAAAGTCGATACCATCATGTTGGGGCTACACAAAAGATAAGGGCCTCTGTGTCGTCAAACCCAACAAGACCGTCGAGTGGACCACGCGTCTTGCAACCCTCAAAACCACACTGGATATGGTGTTTTCCCAAGGCCCTAGCAAAGAGGTTGACGTCATCCACTTGTACTACGATGGTTTCTAGAGTGCCACACAACTGCGCGTTCGCCAAGTCTTTTTTCTTTCCAAGGCATCCTGCAGTAGCGTGCACTGGCAGCCTAGTCTAAGAAGCCATGAACATGAGCACGCCCATCGCCAACCTGCCAAGCCCAGATGCGGCGCGTCCCATCGAGGACCCTATGGTGCAGGACGTCCTCAAAGAGATGGATGCCGAGGTTGCGGCCCAACGTGGACCACAGCAGCAAATGGCACAGCCGCCTCTGGCCCCGATGCAGGCTTATCCGCCTCAGATGCAGGCGTATTCGCAGGCTTACCCATCGGGCCCGATGCACCCACCGATGCAGCCGTCGTCCACAAGCCGTACATGGTGGAACGTTGAGTGGGCAAAGCAAGCGGCCTTTGCCGTAGTAATCGCCATCGCACTGTTTCATCCTGCGACTGCTGCCCTACTCGTGAGCCGCATTCCGAAGCTCAGCGCCAGCGACACATACATGACGGCCATGCGTGGCCTGTTGCTGTTTACAATCCTTTACGGCCTGATGTGGAAAACTCAATAAGCACTCGAGAAGTACCGTGGTGCCTCTTGCTTGTACAGAGTTGAAGTAAAAACGCGACCAGCATATATCGGTATCGTCGCATCATCACCCTCTTGCAGCTCTCGGCACCCGTGGTCGTCTTCGCAATTACGGTCGTCGACCTTGATGGGCACGCGCCACATGTTGCCCGACGTATCGCCGGCCGAGAAGTACTGATAGCGATCCGTGCGTCCCTCGGCGAGCCGGCCGTAAAGCGGCAGAATCAGCGGATTGCCGCCCTCGACCGTCGGCGCGGACGTAAGGAGACCGACTTGCTGCACGGTGGTGGCCTTCTGTTCGTACCTGGGCAGACGTGTGGGCTCGATGCGACTCGAGGGTGCTTGCATTGTTGTTGGAGATGCCGTCGGCACACTCACCACACGCACCTCTACTTTTTGCGAAGACCGTAGGAGCCAAAGCATCCCTGCGACGATGAGAGCAATAACGCCAATGATTCCAATCACAACAATGCTCACCTTCAACGCCGATCGCACCCCGCCCCCAGACCAAGTCGGTGTGGAGGGTGGGACAGAGCACCCACAGCTACTGCCACCACGCATGAGCCGTTTTCTTACCATAGCCTTGCTGCTCAGTCGCTGCTCAATCACTGCTCTGCCGTCAGAAATATTCCTGGACCACGATTAGTAGAACAGAAGGCAAAGCAAAGCAAATGCAAAAAGAAACCTTTGTCGACGAGGCCGAGTCCAAGAATGTCGTGATCGGCGTCATGTCGGCCATCGGCATTGCTGTACTGGGCACCGTCGTAGCCCTGGTCCTAGCATGGGCCTACGCCAAGGACCGCGCCCTCTTCATCGCCATCTTTGCCGGCCTCATGTTCGCGTTCTGCCTCAACCTGGTCATCTACTTCGCCATTGTACGCGAGGCCATGTCCAAGATCGCCTTCCGGTACTACATGGGCGTTACGTGCTTTGCAGCCGTCATGAACTTGATGACCTTCATCTTCTTCCTAGTGAAGGCGACGCAACATGTGGGCTAGGCTAGGCCTCTGCCACCAAAACACGTATGACATCAAACAAGAGCTTGAATTGATTGTTAATTACGCTATTTAGATCTTCTGCATCATTGTATTGTGGATCTATGCATCCATGATGGGAATCCTTGTAGTATTTACGAACAGCGATCTCGCGAGCGTCTTCTGTTGGGGTGGTGTCTTTGCACCCACGTATTTCGGCGAACTCGGGTGGCGTTGCGTCACCTTGGCCGTAAATATACAACAAATTGTAGCTTAGTCCTGGCAGGTTGGTTTCGAGGGTCGTCTTTACAATATGCTTCATTGTTTTCTCGTTTCTAACCAGAATTGGTTTGATCCACTTGGCCGGAAAGCCGGGTGCACTTTCCCCTAAACCCACTTCACACATGTGCTTGACCGTTTCGATTGTGGGCACCGTAAAGTTCATGAACCACTCGGGATCATTCATGTTCCGAGTAATGAAAAAGAGAGCCCCAGCTTTGTTGTAGACTGCAAGGCTGATAGTGTCCGTTGTGATCTTTTTGTTAAGAATGATCGCGGCAAGGTCGTCCGTCAGCTTATCCATTTCGTCTGTCCTTAGGGGGCTTAAACAACTTTACTTCTTTTTGGCCTTAAATACCTTTTTGTTGCCACCTGCTGACGGCGCAGTTGTAGGCGTAATCACAGGCTCTACAGGCACCGCAGCAGCAGCAGCTGCCTGCCTTTTAGCAGCCAGTGCAGTCCGGAATGCGCTGAACAAGGCCGACTTGGCCACCTTGGGGCTGGTGGGCGTTTTGGTCTTCGGCGTTTGGGCCTTCGGCGACTTGGCCGCAGACGTCACAACCGAGCGCGTCTTGACTGGCGTCCGTTGCGGGATGATCCACTTGCATCGGATGCGCGACATGAATATGTAGCTCGTGTTAAAGACGTGGGTCATGTTACGCATGTCGCCGCTGCACATGGCCAGCATGGCCCGAAGGATCGGCACGTCGCTCTTGAAGAACATGGGGCTGTTGGGGTGAAAGGCCGGGCGCAGATCGTTGTCCGACGTGCTCACGGCCAGGAACTCGGCGCCCGACGTGAAGATGTTCTTCGAGGCCCCCGCCACATTGTTGGCATTGCGCGGCTGGTAGAACACGTGGCACCCGCGGTCCAGAATGGCCAAGATGACCGGCACGACGTCCGTTGGGACCACGCGGACATCCTCTCCCGATAGGACCGTCTCTGCGTCTTCGGCCGCTTCGTACACCATCACCGTCTTCTTTTTCCGAGGATCCACTTTGAGCGCACCGGCAAGGGCTGCGCAACGGCTCTCATTGGCGGCCACAGCAGCATTGTACGGACCGTAGTTCAGTTGCTTCGTGTCCTTGATGTAGTAGGGCTCGACGTACATTGCGGGAATGTCCTCACCTTCATCATTGTAAAGCACCGCACGTGACAGGAAGCGCAAATAAGGCTGGTACGTCTGGACCATGGCCTTGCTCGGGAAGAAGATGGACTCGTAGAAGATGCCGCCGTGTGTCTTGCACTCGACCTGATCTTCGACCAGCTCGGAGTAGAGGTTCGGGTTGCGGTTGTTAGCGGCGCCCTGTTCCGTGGCCTTCTCTTCGCCCGTGAGACACTCGGGGTGCGAGATGACAATGGCGCTGCGGCTCCAATCGCGGGGACGCATGTAGGTGCCGTCGTTGATCTCGTAGGCCTGTGTGAGCCACAGGTACTCGATCGGCAGCTGCACAATGTTGGTAAGCAGGGCCAGCGACCGCTTCAGGGTCACGAGAATACTCAGAATACGGTCGTCGGCCTTACCTTGCATGGTCGGCTTCGTGCTCATCTTGGCCCATTCGGTCAGCAACGTTTTGGCCGGCTTCGAGTTGGCGAAGTACATGGTGCCGCCTGAGGTCTCGAAGATGTAGGGGTCAAAGCACATGTTGTCGAGGTACGTCGACGTCGAGCGCGGGTCAACGTTCCAGCCGCGGGCCATGTAGTCGACGTTGTCCATGTCGAAGATGGCCGGGTACTTGTTGACGATCATGTCGCCGTCGATGTACACAACCGCACGTTGGCCTGTGGCCTCTAGTGCCTTTTGAATGAAGAGTGGCTTGGCATTGATGGCCATCTGGTACTTGCCGGGCTTCGCAAACTGGGGGTACTCTGCCACCATGTAGTTGCACTTGGCCGCCACACACGACGCAATCCACTTGTCGATCATCTGGTCGTAGCGGATCGCATTGCGCGTAATGGGCAGGTTGTGCGCCTTGACGTCGTCCGGACAATGGTATTGCGTGTTGTAGTTGGTGTTGCCGCGGCCCCACCAGTACGTGATCATCACAAACTTGCTGGCCGGGTTGATGATTTGCGGCTCGAGCGGCGTGGTGTCGATGATCTCGCGGAGCTCCTGGATGGCTGCCGTCTCGACCGGTCGTTTAGGCGAGGTTAGTAAACTAGCGTATGTCTTGGGTGGCATGTTGTTTTTGTTACGTACACCACGTACAGTGCTTTACCTTATTACCAGAGCATAAAATAGATATTGCGAGGGTGCTTTATGGTGGTAAAGGACGTGAAGGAAGGTTCCAAGGGGTCCAATGGCTCTAAGTCATCCAAAGGCTCAAAGGGCTCTTCAAGCTCGGGCACCGCAGGCACCATCGCGTCCACCAACTCATGCGAAAAGCTCAACATCATTCTCGACATTGACGAGACGTTGGTCTACTTCATCCATAAGCGGTACTTCGCACATTCGTGGGACTTGCTCACGGCAGCCGAGAAGGCCAAGTACCAGGTCAAAGCCAATGGGAGCGGCGTCTTCATTGTGCGTCCGCACTTGGACACGTTCCTTCGATATTTATTCAAACACTTCAACGTGAGCCTATGGACACTTTCCGACAAAGAGTACGCCGATGGCATCGCAAAGATGTTTGTGGTCAAGAACACGAAGCGCAAGCTGGTACACGTTCTCAATGCGGACGAACACGGCGACCTGGCGTCGGACCTGCACGGCAACAACAAGGACCTGAATATGCTATGGTACCACGCTGGCGTCACGTGCTTCTCAGAGTGCAATACGATCCTGGTCGACGACCTGTCACACAACACGCTCAATCCGTCGAATAGGAAGAATGCCATCACCATCAACCCATTTGCGCTCTTTGGCGAGGTCAAGGCACGTACGGACCCTTACCACGACGTGAGCCAGGACGACACGTTGTTGCAGTTGATCGACGTGCTGACCAAGGTCAACGTGGCCATGCACGGCTGCTTTCGATCGGGGCGGCGGTGGGACAACGTGTTCAGCAAGGCCAACATCAAGGAGATGGGGCTCGAGGATCGTGTACAATCGTTGCGGTTCAAAAATAACACTGTGAAGGCTGTGTGCGTGGGCCTTGGTGCCCCTCGTGTTAAGATGCCGACGACGCCCACCAAGGCACCCTCAAAGACGTAACTTAAAGAGGCGCAGGCACAGACGCCCGACCGTCCGCCGCGGCAAAGAAGGCCCCTTGGGCATCGTAGACGGACTCGCCGTAGACGCCCTCGATGCCGATCATGGGTTGGCGGCCGTTGCGCTCGTCGAAGACGTTGGACTGAGCACGCTCTAGGTGCGCCGGCGTGATGTAGTCCTCTGTGGTCAACAGGAAGCCGCCGTCCTTGGTGTGCGACGTCCAGGCATCGGCAGGGCCACCAAACAGGGACCGGTGCGTGCGGAAGTAGAGCGTGAGCAGGGCGATGCCGAGGAACAGGCCGCTGTAGACGTCAAGGAAGACCAAGAAGGCCACGACAAAAACGGCGAGCACCAGCTGGACGTCGTCACGTCGGAGCCAGGCCATCTTGGACATGTCCACGAAGAAGGCGAGCACCAGGATGGTGGCCGAGAGGATGCGGAGCAGAGCTATGGCGGCGAGGTCAGGATTCATTAGAGGCAGGACGGTAACACTACCACACGTGCAGAAAAAACACGAAGTTGCGGCTCCGTGCCCCGCCGGGGTTACACCCCATCTTTGTTCGCTTCGCGCCACCCGCCAGGCATGAGCATTTTTATGGATTGTCGGGCTTGACTTGGATGGTTTTGCATGACGTGGATGGTCTTGCATGACGTGATGGCTTCGCATGGTTTGTCATGCCGGACGTGGTATGTCGGGCTTGACGTGGATTGTCGGGCTTGACGTGGATGGTCCACCCTGAAAAACGACTTAAGAGAAAGACAAACATTGTTATGTGATAACAATGTCACCCCTGCCAAAGCTACCTGGTAAGCCAACAAAGACGTACCTTTCGAGACGTGGCTATGCCATCGACAAACAAGGCTATGAGCATGCCAATGAGACAATATCCATATTAAAGCAACTCACAACGGTCAAGCCAAAGACTAGCCCTGATGCACCGGGGGGTGGTCAGGCCACTGAGTTTCCCGTGTTTCAAGAAAGCTCCAAGAAGTTATACATTCCACGTGCTCTCGGGTTTCAACTTTTCGGTGCACCGACCGACGATACCTTACATGACGGTGACGATGCCACCGGACTTGTATTTAATGGCACTCTAAGACCCGAACAAAAGGTTCCAACAGATGCCTTTCTAATTGCGGCAAAGGATCCATCAAGAGGTGGGGGGCTGCTGTCCGTTCCGTGCGGGGCCGGGAAGACCGCTATGGGCTTATACATTTCAACTTGTCTCAAGAAAAAAACGCTCATCATCTGCCACAAAGAGTTCCTCTTGAACCAGTGGCGTGAACGCATCAGCCAATTCATACCAACAGCCCGCGTCGGCCTCATCAAGGCCAAGAAGGTCGATGTGGACGGGTGCGACATTGTGTTGGCCAGCCTGCAGTCGCTCAGCATGAAGGACTACGAGCCTGCTGTGTTGGGCTCCTTCGGCCTCGTGATCGCCGACGAATGCCATCACCTGAGTGCCCAAGTGTTCTGTCAAGCGCTGCCCAAGGTGACGTCACGCGTCTTTCTCGGGCTCTCGGCCACTTTGGACCGCAAGGACGGGCTGCGCAAGGTCTTCGAATGGTACCTGGGGCCGCCGGTGTACGAGAGCAAGGCGCGCACCGAATCTCAGATGATCGTGAGAATGGTGCCGTATTGCGACGACGATCCGCTCATGAACTACGGGGTCGAGAAGTACATGTGGAACGGCAAGCGCAACGTGGCCGCCATGCTCTCGGCGCTGTGTGCGTATGCGCCGCGTACCGTCATGATCGTCGACCTGCTCGAAGAGGTCCTCAAGAAGGAACCGGAGCGAAAGACCCTTATCTTGAGTGATCGCCGTGGTCACCTCAAGGAGCTCGAGCGCCTCCTACGTGAGCGGGGCTACACGAGCATCGGCTACTACGTGGGCGGCATGAAGGAGGCGGACCTCAAGGCCAGCGAGTCCAAGGACATCTTGCTTGCAACACTGGCGATGAGTGCCGAAGGAATGGACATTCCTGTGTTGAATACTTTGGTCCTCGCGACGCCTGTCTCGGCCATCGAACAGCCTATCGGCCGCATCCAACGTCAGAAGCCGAGCGAGCGCACGCATACGCCAATGACCATCGATGTGTGGGACCAGTACAGCTTGTACTATAACCAGGGGCGGCGCCGGCGTGACTTCTACTTCAAGAGCGGCTATGTGGTCGAGCGCATTGCGACGGCAACGGAGGAAGAAGACGACGGGGCGAGCACGTCCGATGCAACAAAAACAAAGAAGCCTGTTCGCAAGAGCAAAGCCAAGGCGCCTGTCCGAATGCGCGAGGAATCGAATGTGGTGCCGACCATGGAGAACGATGAGGAAGACACGTAAACGGCGCCCTTTTTTGGACCTAAGGCATCTAATAAATATCATAAATGATGCTCATGGGCAATGTTGGTGCACTAGAGGCCCTGAAGTCCTCATTGCACAAAGGACACCGTTGCGACCGTGCATACCACGACTCGAAACATGGCGCACAGAAGGCATGGCCACATCGCGTCTTACGAGCTCCCACTTCTGCTAGGTCCTTAAGGTCCTCGAGGCAGATCGGGCACATCGCGTCCATTACCTTACCCGATACTTTCGGGGCAACATCGTCAATTGGCAGCTTTGCAAGCTTGGGAGCCATGTCTTTGCGTTCGGGCCCTTGCATGCGTCGATGGACTAAATGGCCGCATGCCGTGATGAAGTCTACAACACAAATGGCGGTTGCCGTCAGGGCCATGAGCTCGATGACGCCGCCGCCGATCATGGCACTGCAAGCTCTTTAACACACAACTACACTTTCGGTGCCATCATTTTTATGCAAAGATGAGCTCGTCCTTCAGCTTCCACTTAGAAAGGCCCTCGAACGACGACGGGTAGATCTCCGTCATGTGCTGTCCCATGAATACTGCAAAGCTGTCAAAGGCCATGATCTCCCGCTCGAGCCATGCACCGTCGTAGAGCAGCTTCTTGATCTGGCCGGTTTCCGTGTCGTAAACGAGGCGCGCGGTCAGGTCATGCCCATAGGATGCGTGGCCGAAGCATACCACGTGGGTCAGCAGGTAATTGGTATCGATGCCTGGCTCTTTTACCAGCGTGACGTTGTAAATGGCATCGAGGCTGGAGGCTAGCCAGTCGTGTAGGTCGTGAGGCAAGGGGCTCGCAGGCTTCATGGCTACCATACCAACTAAGCAATAGCTCCTACATCTTTAAGTCATTTTTGCACCCACATGTGTAGAAGAGGTGGCAACCGCACATGAACGAAACACGATGGCACTCGTCGCGTTTGTAGTAGCTTTCGTGAAAAGGCTACGCACAATGCTTCGGCACCAAAAGATGATGATGACGTGTGCGGTCTATCGCCTGGTCTACTGCACGCAAACCATCCATGCACTTCCTATTTGGCAAAAAGTGCTCGAAACGACGTCCATGACCTACGTCTTGAGCCTCGACGAATGTGCAATGCTGCAGATCGCCGAGGCCAAAGACGTACCGTATGAGGTTTGGAACGAACTCATCAAGCATAAGCCCGAAGTTTTTCAAGGGCTCTCCGAACGTGTCGGCACACGTAAACACGACGCAACCAAATGTGCGCGCATGGCCCTCGAGTTCTTCATTGATCGGTATTGTGATAGCCATTGTTGTGGACTGCTCATGGCAACAAAGCATGCACAAGCCATCATTGAGGACGCAGGCTTGCGCATGCCCCCATTGTTTGTTGGTATAGATGACTTACTAAAGCATTAGTCCAGCGGCCTCAACAGACTCCAATGCACCTTCGACCCACCCACGGTTCTTAGCCGACACAACCTCGCCGACGACAATGACGTTGGGAAGCGGATGTTGGGCGTGGTTGAATAAGGATGCTGCACCCACAGGGCTGGCAAAGCCAGGTTTCACGTCGGCAAAGCCTGGCTTCGCATAATGTGTGCCAACATCCCAATACTTGCCCATGCATGCCTCGATCTCCAGGGCGCCCTTCTCGAGTCCGAGCGCCGCCTCGACCCGACGGGCCCAGAACCGCCGATTGGGCGCCGTGTTCTGCAAGTGCGGACGCAAGGCATCGGCCGACGCATTGTCGCTGTACGCCACCATGTAGATGCCGGCAGCAGGGTTGATTGGGATTATTTTTTGCAAGGGGGCCTTGACCACCGTATAGCCAGGTGCAGCCGCGGCCAAGATCGGACGTGAGGCCGGGCTCACCTTGGCGTAGGCACGTAGGAACGTGTTGACGCCGATCTGTTTGTAGGCCGGCTCCTTGGGCAAGAGGGCACGCAAGGTCGGTTGGGTTATGGCAAGGATCAGCTTCGTTGTGGCTGTGTAAGTGGCGCCATTGGCCCTTATGACCTTGGTACCACGAGGGCCCGTCTGGATCCGCGTGACCGTGGCGTTGTAGATCACGGATTGCTTACCGATCTTGGCAATGAGCGCTTGGACGAGGTCGGACCATGAGAGGTACATGCCTATGGCCTTGGTCGGGCCGGGACCATCATAGTTATCATCGAGCCCATAGTGCTGCAACACCTCGCCCGCGTCCTCTTGCAGCATGTCGGTGTAGCTCAAGCTCTCGAAGAAGGCCGCCGCCTTGGCTTCGCCGTACTGGGCCTTGGCGAATCCTTCGAATGTGGATGTAGCCCGTGATGCTTTTGAGTTTGACGTGTACACTTTTTGGAGGGCTAGCACGTCCTTGGCCACGTTCGGGGCATTCGTGACACCAGGACCGTAGTGATGCGTAATAGGAAACGTACCAAAGGGCACCTTGAGCTCCTTGAGCAAGCTTGTGAGAAGGACGTCCTTGTGGGCCCGTCCGATGCCGGCACCGAGCACGACGTTGGTCTTGCCGAAGCGGGCCATGGCTGCGCGGCCGCCGGGGTGCGTGTCTGCCTCGAGTACCAGGATAGAGGCCGTGGGAGCCGCCGTACGAAGCTTATAGGCCGCGTAGAGTCCTGCAAGGCCGGCGCCGACAATGACGTAGTCAGCTTCGACTGCTGCGTTTGCCATGTGCAACTCTGAATGTGCCAAAGATATAGAAGCGTGACGTGTAAAGGCAATGACCGTGATCGACATTCCCGACGACCACATCTTCGCATCGGCCCTCGGGAGCACAAGCGAGCTGGTCGTGGTAGACTACTATGCGACGTGGTGCGGCCCGTGCAAGATGATGAAGCCGGTGCTTGAGCAGCTGTCGATCGCGTACCCGAAGTCGCGCTTTCTGGCCGTCAACATCGACGAGGTCGGGTCGCTGGCGAAGAAGGCCAACGTGACCAGTCTGCCCACCATGGTCGCCTACAAGCGAGGGGTCGAGGTCGACCGCCTGGTCGGCGCAGACAAGAACGGGCTGATCAAGATGGTCGAGCAATGGTCATAGGTAGCTCAAGCAACATCTTATCAGAATGTTTTGTTCAGAGTATGCAGAGGGCTTCAAGCAAAGCAAGGCACACACAGACACAACATGAACGTTGCTCTTGCCGTTGGCCTTGCGATCACCATCGCCTTGCTGATTGTGTATGCCACTCGGCCGATGGCTCTGATGCCGGCTGCTGCGGCCGCTACGGCAACGGAGGCCCCGAGTCGGCTGCCCATGACGCCCGAGCACGACCAGGCCATGCTTGGGTGGGCTTCGCCGCCGGCGGCGGGCTCGAGTGGCTTCGGCTCGCTCGTATACCCGGTCAGCACCCTGACGCGCCGCACCGATCAGTCCAAGCAAGGCACGCCCGAGCTCGATGGCTACTTCGAGGGTGCACGTGCTGACGTGCCTGTCGAGCTGCCGGTCTACAGCGACGGTTGCCCGCCCATGCGTCCCATGTCGTCGTCGCTGCCCATGGCCAATATGCCCATGTGCATGTTTAGCCCGCCCGATGCGACCAACGTTGTGTAGCTAACGCCCCCATTTAGAGGTTTGGACGCCATGCCTAAAAAAGGAGCGTGGTGCGTCCCTTGCAGTGCACACTAAGACAGCAACCATGCACACGGGCGTGATTTCTTTTTGCGACCGCATCCACTTCAACGTCAAATGCAGCGCATTCAAGGAGCTGATGTTGAACCGAATGGAGGGCGCCTATGGAGTACGCATTTTACAGCGGCATTGGCACCGCTTTGAAGTGGAGGGCGGGGGTGGCGGAAGCCAAGGCCAAGGTCGCGAAGGTGGCGGCGGACGTGAAGGCGGCGGCGGACGTGAAGGTGGCCGTGGTGGCCAAGGTCGTGGAGGCTACAGTAACCAAAGCATCAGCCCAGGCCTTCGTCCTCACGAAGGCAGCCATTGGATGTGCCTACGGTCCAACGGCAATCCCTACTTCCTCGTGCTCACGACCCTCGACGACGTACCCACGATGGTCTACGTGGACAAGAAGGTGCAGCCGGGCTATGAGTATCCGCGTATGATCCTGGGCCGCGGCCAGTTCCCGGTCAAGGCCTTCAAGGGCGCCGGCACGGTGCTCGACGGCGAGATGGTCCGGGACGTCAACGGCGGCTGGGCGTACCTGGTGAACGACGTCATCGCGTATGCCGGCGAGGTGCTGTACGGCGTGAACTGCCGTCGACGTCTGACCCTTCTGCAGCGCCTGGAGCGTGCTCGCGAGCTGATCGGGGCCAAGCGCCAGGACCCGCACATGGACAGCTGCGTGTACCAGGTCAAGCGCTACTTTGCGCCGACGCAAGAGGGCTTCACGGCGCTGATCGAGAGCGTGGCGGACTACCCATACACGCAGCGTGGTCTCTACTTCTGGCCCGACGGTGGCAACAACCCTCGGGCGCCGCCGATCAAGCCCAAGCTCTACAATTTCGACGAGACCATTATCAAGCCGGTTGTGCGCAAGGTGAAGGATGCGCCTGAGTTCTTTGCGGCGTTGCCTTCTGCGACTGTTGAGGAAGCGTCTGATACCATCATTGCTTTACATGGACCGATCGAGGACGTCATGGTTACTACAACCATAGATGTGCCACGTGCAAGTGCAATCATCGAGCAAGCGCCACGTGCAACCCCAGACGGCGCCCGTAAGCTTTGGCTGCGCAAGACAGAGAACCCCGACATCTACGACGTGTCGGTCGGGGAGTCGGCGACATCGGCCAAGATCGGCATTGCGGGCGTGCCGACGCTGAGCATCAGCAAGATGCTGCGGGCCATCTTCCGGTCGCGCACCGTGGCCCAGCCTGCATGCTTTGATTGCAGGTGGCACGAGGATTTCCAGAAGTACGTGCCGCGGCAGCCGTGCACTTGAAGACAAAAATGAGTGTGTTACATTCGGGCTACACCTTGACCCCGCACTTCTCAAGGGTCTCGCCCAGGATGGCGCGGATCTTGCTCATGTCGGCATTGTCTGCGTGTGTGTAACGTAGACGTGCGACTGTGAAAGGCACAGCCCCTTCTTTTTGCTCTGCAACGCGATCGATGATCCAAGCGATGCGGTGGTGGATCTGGTGGGTCGTACGTTCGACGTGAGTGACCATGTCAACGTCGTCGGTGCACGGGAACTGGTGGCAAGGCAGCACGTCCTCGAGGAGGGCACGTACGTAGAAGGGGCCGTTGATGGCGTCACGTACGGTGACCTCGGTGACGTTGCGCTGTGCGTCGTTGGCCATGTCATACGAATAGGTCATGTGAGCGTTGTGATACTCCACCAGTCGCTGGGTAGTGCCGGGACGGAGAGCTTTGCCTCGGCCGCTGAGCGCAGCCATGACGTGATGAGGGGGCATGCTGCACTCCAGCCAATCGGCACCCTCAGTCTGCCATGCGTGCAATTGGGGACGTGCAAGATGGCCGATCCACGTGTACTCGAGGACGTTAGCGGAGCTCTCCAGGAATGCATTATCTAACGTAAGGGACGCGAGTGTATCCATGGCTTCACGTGGGATGGTAGACAACGTCGGGCCTGATGGACTCCTTTTTTGACCCCAAAAATGGAGTGCCTTGGCTTAAACAAATGAATAGGAGAACAGCTCTAAGTGAGGACGCGTCACACTGCAGAGGCTGCACTACGTAGTAACATGGCCGAAGCCGAGTCTGCCGCGCACCCCGCAAATGCGAACCCGATCCGGACGAGCATACGGGAGCTCTTCGAGCATTGCGGGCTCAGCGCGCTTGAAGCTCAGGATCTGGAAGTGGGTGTGTTTAACCACACGATTGATCTCGCTCGTACGTTCCCATTTGCAGCGAGCTGGGTGAACCCGACCTTTCAAGAGGCGTACATGGCCAAGGCGAGGTCCATGGTGGTCAACTTGAACCCGGACAGCTATGTGGGCAACCGGCGCTTGCTGCTTCGACTGAAGGAGGGGGAGTTTCGGCCTCACGAGCTGGTGGATATGGCGCCGGACCGGCTGTTGCCGGAGGCTTGGGAGGGGATCGTGGCTGGTGAGGAGTCTAGGAAGAAGGGAGCGTATGAGGGATCGGTGGCGGCCATGACGGATGTTTACACTTGTGGAAAGTGCAAGAAAAACAAAACAAGCTATTACGAGCTTCAGTGTAGAAGTTCTGACGAACCCCTTACGACGTTCGTAAGGTGTTTGAACTGCGGAAACAGATGGAAGCATTGAGCTAAAAACTTATTTTTGTAACTTTCGAACGAAACCCATTTAAAGGTTCGGGCCTTAACGTATTGTAGAAGAGGTGTCCAAGATGGAAGTTACCGATGAAGATAGCCATGATCCCGTTGTTGAAGTACCCGTCAGGAGCAGGTCAATTCACACGTTCACTAAATGCCTGGCGAGTGACATGGAATTGATCAAAAGCTACAACTGGCATCTTTCGCTTGGATACGCAAAGACCTCTATTAACGGAGGCTCCGTTGGCATGCATCGTATCATCATGGGTGTTACAGACCCACTTTTGGTCGTGGATCACATTAACCAAGACAAGCAGGGCCCTTGAGCGCTTCGGCGTCGGATATGGGTTGTAAAACACTTACAAGACAAGCTCGACAATCGCCGAACGAACTTGCGTATTGTAACTCGCGGTGTCAGTAATCAAAACAGGGCGAAGAAGCTTGGAACGGTTGAAAGATCCAGCACGTACAAAGGTGTATCAAAGCGCACCTTTAAGAAGTCATGTGTCTTTGTTGCAACTTGTGGCAAGTTTTACACACAGTCGTTCAAAAACGAAGAGGATGCCGCACGTGCCTATGACAAAGCTGCCTTGCACTATTATGGGATCGGGGCTCAAACCAACTTCGAGTACACCGAAGAAGAACAAGCGGCTATTCTTGCAGAGCCTGCACCAACCAAACCTATTGTCGTAAAGAAGGTGTCGGCCCCCCTTTCGAAGGAGACATAAAAAGAACACATCAGTTTTAATCCTTACACATAAGTATACACTCGCACCCATGACCTTCGCCTTCCTATCCACCCCTCTGACCCTCCGCTTCGGCTCCAAGACCTTCACCCTGGTCCCCCAAGCCAAGATCGTCTTCATCGCCTTCATCCTGATGGCCATCTCGATGCTCGGCCACGTCATGGTCGGCCTGCGCCCTCTTGCCCTGCCGATCGCAGCTTGGCTCATCATCGGCGTCCTCTACGTCATCTTCTACGGCATCATGCTGGCGCTGACGACCTACGTTGTCAACTGCACGGTCGTCGGCAACTGCACCGTGTATGCATGGATCGTCGCTGGCTACCTCTCGGTTGCTGCCGTCTTCTCGATTCTATTCACCCTTATGTCGCTTCTGAGCCCGAAGAAGTAAGGGTTACGTACTCGGCATGTTCCTCAACGTCCATGCACCAAGCCACCATTCGATGCGGATGCCATGTAACAGCCATCAACTCTTCTTTTATTAACGCCGTGCGCTTATGCGCTCGCCGACATGGATCCAAAGTGGCACGACGCTTCCACCTAGCACCAAATAGCACAGCATTAGCGAATGGTCGGTTTCGTGGAAGATTCAACATATCGAAGATCCATTCAAAGTTTGTCCACTGCCGCATCTGAACAACGAGGCGCTCATTTGGTAAGATGCCAGCCCCGTTATTATAACCAAGATTGTATAGTTTCCTACTTCCAACTAAGCTTGCTCCATACATATGATATGTTTGGGTGTTTTCTTCAAATACACATTTTGCCCTACGTCCAACCATAACACCAAACAGTTGACGAACCAAGGAAGGGACATCTGGCTCCACAAAGACCATTTCGGAAAACGGTCCAATATCTTCGGGGAGCATCGTATCGCTAAACACTCTCCAAAACCGTTGTTTTGTTGACACGTCTTGAAAGATCGCAATATCAACTGTTTCTTTACGATATGTGCGCGCCGTAGCGACGGTAACGATGTCGTACATGATTGAAACTGTGTGGGATGTGGTGTGTAATGTAAGCAGTCAAGGTCCTTTTTTAAGGTTCTATTTCCACAATGGGGGAGGGAGCACCCTAGAGTCACGACACCCTAGCGCCCTCATTTTTACAACACCATAAGTAGGGTACACGCATATAGGTACACATGGATCACCAATCACGCTCGCTCTCACCAAATGCATCGAGTAGCTCCTCGCCCAATGGGCGTACCAACCTCGTGACAGCACGCGTCTTCTCCGACGTATTCCGCACCAACCAAGCACGCGCCTTGAGCCAGATGCGTGAGTACATACGTCAACGTGTGTCGATCGACATCCTCAAGCGCTACTTCAAGCAGATGCAGCCGAGCCAAATGCATCTGATATACAACTTGCTTGAGGCAGGGTATGCATCCGATTCCAATGGCACCAACTTCAGCAACACACTCGAGGAGCTCTTCGGCCCCATTGCCAACTGGAAGGCCATCGAGGTGAAGCAAGGATTCGAGTCCATGTTCGACTTCCTAACGGACACAGAGCCCGAGGATCGCGCACGCATCATGGCCATCATCAAGGCATGTGCCCAACGCGTGCCTGCCGCCAACGTCCCGCGCTTCTCCTCACATTACCGTCCGGCCATCAAGGACTTCCCGGAGTTTCAGGCCGCTCAAGATAAGCTGGCCGTGCAAATCCGTGGCAATCGCGACCGCATCGTCGCACGCTGGCGCACGTCCCGAAAGCAAGTGGACACCATGAACGAGCAATGCCGCAACAGCACGGCCCTCTTGGGAGACGCGTGGGGCAAGATCCCCCGGCATCGCCGTTATGGACCCATGAGCGACGGCTACTGCTACGACGCAGCCGACCTCGTAAAAATCATGATGGAGGACTTCACCAAGGGCGAGCTGCCGTCGTCGCCCTTCACGCGCACGGTCTTCACGTATGGCGTCATGGACGACATCATCACCCACCTCCAGAACAACGCCATTCCGCATCCGCACATCCTGCCGATCATCGTCTACGGCTTCACGCACGGCTACATTCGCGGCTCCGTCTCGCAAGGCGACGTAGAGCGCCGCTTCGACCTGAAGACGCGTATCAACCGCTACATGGAGGGGGCCATGCGTGATTGGAAGAAAGGATTGAGTGAAGCGCACTAAGGTTCAAACATTTACTTGTCGGCCGAAATGGCGTACTCGTGGTGCACGTGCACCTTGACGCCGCCACGCTCGATGGTCTTCGCCTTGGCTAGCTTGTGCTTCGTGATGACGTACTTGAACTCCTTCTTGGCGGAGCCGCGGGTGGTCTCACGAACGACAAAGTGGATCGTGCGAATGGTCTTCTTGGCCTCGTTGAACAGCTGGCGGCCGGCCTTCTTGGCGGCGGCCATGGGCGTGGCGCTCATGTAGCGGCCACCGTTCTTGCCGTGGTTGGCCGCGACGACGGTGAAGGAGCGCTTGCCGGCGCCACCCATAATCGGCTCGAACTCCTCCTCGCCCTCGATCCGCTCGAACTCGGCATCAGCCTTAGGCTCGGCTTGGCCAGGGAAAGCCGGAGGCGAGGCGGGAGGGAAGGACGTGGGGGGGAAGGGCGCGTCGGGGCCGGGGTCCATTGTTGCAAAAGGGAATACGATTCGTTCTACACCAAGCATTGATTTTTCTTTACATCCACGCCAGATCCGGATGCCGCTTAAAGATGAGCTCTTCGTTGGCTTCGATCGGCCGCAACGTCCGGAACCCCACGCGCATCCAACTTCCCTCCGCATCCTCTGCGTCCGGGAAGCTCACAAACTCGAGGTTCGCCGGCTTGACCGTGTAAAAGTGCTCGCGTGTATAGGCCATGACGTCCCGGGGCGTCTGCGTCATGTCGATGGCCAGCTCGTCGTCCACGTAGACGACGTAGTGCCGATTGGTATGGGCCAGCTCGCACGTGTAGACGCGTCGCCCATGCAGATCGCCCATAAAGGTGCCGGCCGGGATGTACGTCAACGCGTGCACCGTCCAGCCAAAGCCGGGGTCCTCAAGGCACGGCACCAACGTCACGGGCCACGTACCATAGACGCGCGCGTCGGGCGGCGGCTGGATGTTGAGGGCGCGCATGGATTCTATGGTCTGGGTAATGGCGTTTGTTGGGTCTGCTGTCGTGTGTCCCATTGTGTCTGTCGGGTCTCATTGCATACACTCAAGATCCATTTTTGGGTTAAGGGCTTAAGGACATCACGTATAGACGTCAAGACCATGAGCTTCCAACTCCTGTCAGACCTTCACATCGAGCGGGCGCCCTTCACGCTCACCAAGCACAGAGGTGCAGACTACCTGATTCTTGCCGGGGACATCGGGGACCCTGCGACGCCCGCATACGTCGAGCTCCTCGAGGCTGCGTCGCCCCTTTACGTCCACGTGTTTGTCATCAAGGGCAACCACGAATGTTGGGGCCGCTCGCTCCAAGAGACCTATGACCTCATCGGGTCCATTGCGGCTAAGTTGCCGAACGTCACGTACATCAACAAGAGCGGTTATGACTTGCCCGAAGGACGCGTTCGCGTCATAGGCGCCACGCTCTGGTCCTACGTCACCGATGCACAACGTTCCGACGTCCAATGCTTCATTGCGGATTATCGCTACATCAAAGACTGGACTATCGACAAAAACAACGTAGAGTACTGCAAGTCGGTGGCCTACCTCAAGGAAGAGATCGGTAACGCAAAAGCCAACGGCCAGCGCCTCGTCGTCGTCACACACCACGCCCCTGCCATCGAGGGCACGTCGCCGCCACTCCACGATAAGAGCCGTTTAAAGAGCGCCTATGCGAGCGACCTCACGGCCCTCTTCTCGCCGACCATCGCTGTATGGTGCCATGGGCACACGCACCACAGCCATATCCAGCACGTCAAAGGCATGACCTTGGTCAGCAACCAACGTGGCCTGCCGGGCGAGGAGACCAAGTTTGCCGCGACGTTCATGTTTAAGGTCTAACCTATTTGGGAGACTACTCTACTTGTGTTTCTCTACGACTCGACCGTGGTTGCGAGGCCCGTGCATCTAGACGCATGATTGGCAATCTAAGCGTGGTGCGTGGACGTGAAGCAGATGCTGTCGGGCTCGACTGCAGAGTCGGGGGTCGCACGGTCGGACTACGCACACGCACAGGTGACACCGTGCCCTTCTTGAAGATGTCTTGAAAGTACTTGCTCTGGTGAACGTCTGATAGCAGCTGCGCCGTCTTGTTGGCGGGCGCAACGCGCTGCTTGGGGTCGTAGGCCGAGTACTTCTTTAGGGTCTTCAGGGCCTTGATCGCGTCGTCAATGGACCAACGATCTGCCGGGTGCGGCACCATGCAGCCTTGAATGAGGCCATGGAAGAGGCGCACGGCTCTAGGATCGTCGCTCACCAGCGGCATCGCAAACCGCTCGAGCATCAGCAACGTCACGCCCAGCGAATAGACGTCCGACTTGTCCGCCACGTTCATGGCCTTGAATGCCTTGATGCGATTGATCCGGTTCTTGCCCGCGAGCTCGTTGTTCAATTTGGCCAACGAGTCGGCGTAGGCTTGAGAGAAGATGCCGGCGTCGTCGATCACGTGTGCCGGCACGGCCTTTTCAAGCAACTCACGCTCGATCTTGACGTCCGTCTCCGGCGTCAGACGCAACACCTTGCCCATGACGCGGTACTCGGGCGGGCTCAAGAAGTAGGTCCTGCCCATGAACAGATTCTGGTTGAAGTCGGCATACTTGTCAAAATGGACCAACGTACCGAAGTCAATGAGCCGCGACTCAAACATGCGCTTCGGATTGCTGCCCGCCATGATCACCATGTTGGCCGGCTTGATGTCTTGGTGGACGTACTTGACCTTGATCAGTTGCTTGACGGCATAGAAGGCGTGCTCGATGATGTGGGCGATGGACGCACGCGTGGCGTCTTTGTACATGAAGTAAAAGAACTGTGCTGCCGTCACGCCGCCATTATCCATGAGCAGCTGCGTCAACGTGTCGCGCGGGTCCTCCTTAGCAAAGACGCACATGTCGCCATGCGGCTCGGCGGCCATGGTGCCGCGCTGCACGTTGCACGTCTCATTCGGGTACACGAACAGCTTCTGCAGGGGGTCGATACGTCGAAGCAGCTCGACCGACGCAAACTCCTTGACGGCAGACGTCTGCGAGGCGAACACTTTGCCGAGCTTCTTCCCGAGCGGCCGCCCATCAAGGCATGGCACCGCCGGGCTAAAGGAGCAGCCGTACGTGCCTTGGCCTACGAACTCGCCGCCTCGTGACATTGGCTGCCTACCTGCACTCTGTTTGAATGCAATGTTACAAAAAATAACCCCTGTCCCGCTCATGCCATCATCGCATCAAGTGCCGCACCGCCGACATATCCAGCTCCGCCAACTTCCGATACTCCGTCTTGCCGTTGGGCATGACGCGCTTCACCAGGTAAGGCAGACGCCCCTCAAGAATCTCACGCAGCGCGACCGCCCGCAACTCCATGTTGCCACGGATCTTGAAGTCCTTCGGGATCTCGATCAGCGGTGGAGCGCCCTTGGACAGATGCAACGTACGCAACGAGAGCACCTGGTTGAACTCGTACTTGGTGATGATGTTGCGCACAAAGCTGCCCGGGACCGACGCGCTTTCGCTGTCAGCGGCGAGGGCCTCCCGCACATTGGCGATGTCGTCGACCACGGCCATAGCTGTGTTCTTTCCTCCGTCCTTACTGCGACTCTACTTACTATGCTACAACTCTTTAAGCCCAACCGATCCTTTTTTAGGCCGCGTCAAAACCTCGGTGAGCTTTCTACTCGCCACGCCAGAAGTGTCCGCAGTAGTCGCAGCAGTAGAGGTACTTCATGTGCACCGGGTGGTATTTGACGTAGAGCACTTGTGGCTTGTCGCGCGGCCCGGTGCATGCCGCGTTGGGGCACGGCGTTTTGGGGTCGCATACACGCGGCAACGTCGGGTCGTGACGTAGGAACGGGTTCTGGTGCTGCAAGTACAGCAGGTCCTCCTCGGCGTACACGGTCCGAGAGACGCGAAAGGCCCCGCCCTCGTGCTTCTTCTCGAGACCACACGCCTTGCAGTACTTGAATAGCGCGTGCTGCGTTGTCCCATCCGCCGAGGCCTCCTCGGTCCTCAAGTACAGCATGTTGCGGCAGCCATCGCAGAACTCCATAGTGCCGGTAGATGCCTACTTAAGACTTTGACTTGCACTTACTCTTAAGTGGGGTTCGTTTTTTGCGGCAGACTTCCTTCGATTCGCTCGTTTTGTTCACGTATGAGTCACCTTACCCTCTATGTCATCCATACGGAGTCGCTGCGTGCTCGGCAGCAGAACATGCAGCAGGCCGTCACGACCATTCAGGCAGTGGGTCAAGAGGCCGGTTGGCGCGTCGACGTCCAGTACGTCTTGACCCCAAATCCAGGCGACTTGAACATCAAGGACCTCGAGGCCCGCATCAAGTATGAGCCCACGGGCGAGGCGGAGATTGATGCTCATTTGCACACGCTCAACGTCCAGGAGCTGTCCAACCTCGAGAAGCATCGGAGCGTGTGGCGCACGTGTGCCGAAAAGGCAGGTTGCAGCGTGCTGCTTAACAGCCTGAACATGGTGATCGAGGACGACGTTACGTTCGTACCTGAGACAGGCGTTGCATCAGGCGCTGCATCCAAGGGCCTGGCGGACCTGTTTGCGCTGTGGGCCAAGACGCCTCCGAGTGCCACGTACCACCTGATCCCTTTGTGCCTTGCAAATCAAAAGTGTAAGCTATTGCACAGCAAAGAGGCCTACGTCGTAACGCCTGTCGGTGCACGTAACCTCTTCGCCGCAACGCAACATATACGCTTCAATGCACGTGGTCACTTGTCGCTTTGGGCAGCGACCAACGCAGCGAACGTGCACATTCCTAAGGAACGCATCACCGTAGACGGCAGCAAACTCGGCATCTTCCCGTCGAGCATTCACACACACAATCATCTTGTCTTCAATCGCGATTACATGGAAATGCTTGAACTGGCGAATGGAAAGGAGGCGCTCGACGTAGGCACGCTCAACAAGTATTGGACAGTCGCCGCGTCCATGCGCTCCCCCGACCTTTGCCATCTACTCGGCGTCATGTACCACAGGGCCGGCAAGCACGAAAAGGCGCAACAGCTGTTCCTCACGGCACTGCAAGAGATGGCGGCACGTGGCGGCCTTTTGACCACGGGCTCCGAGATCATGACCAACGCCATCAACATCCACAAGTTTCTACAGGCCGACCTGGCGATGGCGTATGCTTCTAAAGAGCCGCTCAAGTACTCGGATAAGACGGCGCTGCTTTGATTTGGGTGTCTTTCACGGTATCTTTCAGGTATTGCCGCAGCTCAACCTTGAACGAGTCCACCGTCGCCCGAATCTCGGCGATGTTCCCAGCACGCATCTCGTCGGCCTTGGCCGTCATCATGGCCTCGTGGTCGTCCTTCATTTTTGTCAGGACCGCATCGATGCGCTCGATGCTGGCCAACGCGTGCGTCATGTTGGACTCGAGCGTGTCGATGCGTGCACGCACACGGGATACCTCTACAGCGTTCATACTGGTGTGTTCTTTACTTTGTACTTGTGTAAAGAAAAGCCTCATAAAAAAGAATCAGGGGCGACGCGTTTAAAGCTCCGCAACGTCGGCCTGGATCTTGGCAACATCGGCCTTGATGGCGGCAACGTCAGCAGCGTCCGCCTTGCCAGATGCCACGTCGGCGATCGAAGCCGCGACGGCAACGAGCTCCTCCTTCAGCGCCGCGAAGAGGGCCTTGATCTCAGCGATGGCCGCCTTTAGCGGCTCAATAGCGGCCTTCAGCTCGTCAACGTCCGCCTTGATCGGCGCGACCGCCGCGTCCACGATGGGCACGACCGGCATGGGCTCCACAGAGGCCTGAAGGCTCGGCACGCCCATCCGGGACATGGCATCGGCCATCTGCTCGACCTTCTCTTGGAGACGCATGACATCTACGGCACGCATGATTACTCTTTGTTTGCGAGGTTCTAATTGGATAGGTAGATAAAAAGGGGGGTGGTGGGGTCGCACTGACGCGCAAAAATGGAAGCATGCCTGTGCCCGCAGACATTGCATAGCATAGCAACCATGGACACCTCCAAAGTGCACCCGTCGTGGGCGCCACTCTTCGAGGCTCAGAAGGTCCGCCTCGGGAAGATCGGTCGGAAGCTCAAGGCCATACGTGACGAGGGCATCGAAGGCACCGAAGGCACCGAAGGCACCACGATCTACCCCAAGGAAGCCGACATCTTTCGCGTCTTCGAAATGGACGCGACCAAGGTGAAGGTGCTGATTCTCGGCCAGGACCCGTACATCTCGCCGAACCAAGCCATGGGCCTGTCCTTCTCGGTGCCTGCGACCATGTCGACCATCCCGCCCTCGCTCCAGAACATCTTCAAGGAGCTCAAGGACGAGTACCCCAACGCGTACACCTTCAAGCACGGCGACCTCACCAGGTGGTTCGAGGCCGAGCACATATGCCTGCTCAACGCGTCGCTTACGGTGACGGCCGGCAAGTCGGGGAGCCACATGGCCCTGTGGCAAAGGTTCACCGACAATGCAATTCGATTTATTGCGAATGTGCGGCCGGACACGGTCTTCCTGCTCATGGGCAGCTACGCCAAGTCGAAGATCGACGTGCTTCCACAAGAGTGCCGGGCGAACGTGGTGGCTTGCGTGCATCCGTCGCCGCTCAGCGCATACCATGGCTTCTTCAAGTCCGATGTGTTCCGCAAGGTGAACCAGAAGCTGGAGGTGCGGGGGACGTCCCCGGTGTGCTGGCAAAACTGAGGCGGGGAGTGTGGTATTTTTTGTGTCTATTGTAATCTGTATATGACTATAGAAGTGCATAGTGACTAGCGACAGCGCAGGCGTGAGCTCTTGGATGTCGAAGCTCTATGTGCATCCTGTCACGGGAAATGTCGGCATTGGTACCGATAAGCCGGAGGGTATCTTGGACATCAAGTCGGTCATTACGAACGCTGCGTTCCCGCCGCCGGGCATGAGCAATGTTGTGGCCGTTCCGGACTATACGAATATGGTGGATAGCATTGATGTTGGGAATATGCCGACGCTGGTGGAGTATCCGCCACCGCTACAGGTGTCAACACATGCAGTTACTGGGAATAGCATTGCAGTTTCAGCATCAACGTACGGTACAGGAACATATACGGCTTCAGCAAGTTCGGAATACGATGCTACAAACTACAGGGCGGCAAAGGCCTTCAATAAGTCGACCCTTGCAACAAATGGCTATGATGGTTGGTATTCTGCAAATGCAACTCGCTACAATGGTGCGAGCAATACTTATACTGGCGCAGTTACCACAACTGCATCGTCGCTTATCCTTCCTGGCGAATGGATTCAACTGCAGATGCCATCTGCAACAAGTATTGCAATCAAAACATATACACTTTCAACACACAATCACAACGAGGGCATCACCAATGCTCCAAGCAGTTTCTGGTTGGTCGCATCAAATAATGCGTCTACATGGACTCTTATTGATACACAGCAAAATATCGCATGGACACGGGTTATGGAATCTAAAACATTTATTATATCGAATGATACTTCTTATAGTTATTATCGCCTAATTGTTTATCAACTTCTGGGAAAGACAACATTTGTCTCTTTGGGAGAGCTTCAACTTTCAGCAGATGCACCATATTCGACTATTCGAGAGTTTCCACCAGGACCAATGATGGATGACCAGGTTGATATAGGGGCAATGTATGGAGGTGGGAGGTATGTGGCGAGTGCAAGTTCACAATATGACCTTGCAAATTATACACCAAGTAAAGCGTTTAATAAAACATTAGCGGGAGCTGAAGTTAATGCTTGGTTATCCGTAAATGGGTTTTACAATGCATCAGGAGTATATACCGGCACAGTATCAACTATATCAATTGCAAATGTAAGTTACCTTGGTGACTGGCTACAACTGCAGTTACCAAATCCTATTATTCTTCAATCATATCAAGTAGGAATAATTCATCTTCCTGCATATGCTCCAAAACAATTTACTGTATTTGGATCTTTCGATGGAATTGTGTGGATTCTCATCGATAGTCAAACTAACCAGACAGGGTGGTCTACAAACGCATATCGTAGCTTCACAATAGCATCACCAACAGGCTTTTACAGATTCTATCGTTTTGTTGTTGCATCAACTAACAATACCGTTACATCTTATGCAACTGTTCCTGAATGGAAGCTCTTCGGCTCCCTTCACCAAAAGTACCCAAAGCTAACCCTCCCCCTCCTCGGCAGCCAATCCACCTACGGCACAGGATCCTACAAAGCCTATGCCAACACACTCTACAACCCGGGTACTCCGATCGCTGGCAATCCGACCAACGCCATCGACGCCAATGCTGCCACGTTTTGGCGCAGCGGCTCTAACTTGTACACAAGTGCGATTGACGCCAGCCCGATACCCACCGTCTACTTCGAGTTCCCGGACGGCATCAAAGCAACATCCTACGCACTCACGGCCCGCCAAAATGCGGTCACTGCCTTTGACGAGGCCCCGGGCAAGTGGAACTTGTATGGCTCTAACATGGCCGCGGTCGGATCATGGGCACTGCTGGATGCCCGTGCAAACATCAGCACGTGGGCCGCCGAGAATCCAAAGGCGTTTACATTGACCGGCAACACCACCTTTTACAATGCGTATAAGCTCGAAGTCTTGCGGAACAACTCGGCAAGCGGCAACTTCATTACCATTCGGGACGTGCAATGGATCGGCGACAAGCAGACCCCTGATACAAAACTAATGATTACGACGGGCGGCCGCATTGGAATGAATGCACTGGCGTCGTCGGAGTACATGCTGAATGTGGATGGGAACATTCGGGCGACGGGAGATTTGATTGCAAATGGGTATGTGATGGGATTGCCTAAGATGGCGATTATACAGGATCGGAAGCCTTATAATGTAGCAGGTGGTGATAGTGTAGTCGGGATAAATATTCGCCAGTTGAACATAATAACATTAGATACAATCGGCATTACCTTGAACAATAATAAGTTTACAATACCATCTGGAACGTATAGTATTGTTGCAAGTGCACCTGGCTATGCAGTCCGTGAACATCAGTTAAGATTGAGAAATATCACAACTAACACAACGACCGTTATTGGCGCATCATCATGGTCAATAAGTGAATATTTTGGAGGATCTCATAGCTTTATTGATGATACATTCACAGTAGAAAATACTTCTTCATTTGAGTTGCAGCATTATTGTAACACGGCAAAAAGTTCTAACGGTTTGGGAGTACAAAATAATGGTGCCTACTTTGATAACGTGTATGCTTCAATAAAAATTGTTAAACTTCGATAAGATTAGATGATATGTTCGGCCAAGCAACATCCTTTCTCGGATCCTCAACTCCATCCGTAATCACGCGCAGCTTAGTCCGGTACGCCGCCCAAGCCTCCTTTTCTAATGCCGTCAAGGGACTATCATTCCCTTGCGTCCAATCACTCTTCTCAAGCAATTGGTTCCGCTTTGTCCGAAGCGACTCCCACGCCCTCTCAATCTCGATGGCCTCACGCTCTTGAAAGATCGTATCATTCACAACAACCGCAATGGCGCCAACATCTGTAAGCTTGGCTTCAAGGGCACCTTCCCATGTTGTCGCAATGCTGGTGTCCAAAGCCACATGCTCAAAGATCGCTGGATTCCCAAGATCGCATGCATAGGCCGATTGCATGTTGCGCACATCCGAATAGCACCCATGAATGTTCAGGGTAGTGAGGTTGACAATTGCAAACTTTGGCAAGGGTGCAGCCGGCTCGATGGCTACAACAGGCTCATCAACAGCAGCAATAGGCTCCTCAACAGCAGCAACAGGCTCCTCAACCTCAACAGGGTCCTCAACAGGGTCCTCAACAGGGTCCTCAACAGGGTCCTCAACCGTAACAGGGTCCTCAACAGCAACAGCAACAACGGGCTCCTCAACAATAGGCTCCTCAACAGCAGGCTCATCGACAACAGATGGCTCCTCAACAGCAACAACAGGCTCCTCGACAGGAACAGGCTCCTCAACAACAGGCTCCTCAACAACAGGCTCCTCAACAACAGGCTCCTCAACAACAGGCTCCTCGACCGGAACAGGCTCCTCAACAACAGGCTCCTCGACCGGAACAGGCTCCTCGACCGGAACAGGCTCCTCAACAGCAGCAGGCTCCTCTACTGCAGGCTCCTCAATGGCAGCGGGCTCCTCAATGGCAGCGGGCTCCTCAATGGCAGCAGCAGGCTCCTCAATGGCAGCAGCAGGCTCCTCAACGGCAACAACAGGCTCCTCAATGGCAACAACAGGCTCCTCAACGGCAACAACAGGCTCCTCAACGGCAACAACAGGCTCCTCAACGGCAACAACAGGCTCCTCAACGGCAACAGGCTCCTCTTCAGCAACAGGCTCCTCTACTGCAACAGGCTCTTCTACTGCAACAGGCTCCTCAACAGCAATAGGCTCCTCGACAACAGCAACAGGCTCCTCGACTGCAACATGTTCCTCAACAGCAACAGGCTCCTCGACTACAACAGGCTCCTCGACTACAACAGGCTCCTCGACTGCAACAATGGGCTCCTCTACTGCAAGAGGTTCCTCAACAGCAACAGGCTCCTCGACAACAGCAACAGGCTCCTCGACAACAGCAACTGGCTCCTTAACAGCAGCAACAGGCTCCTCAACAGCAGCAACAACAGGCTCCTCAACAGCAACAACAGGCTCCTCAACACCCGCACCACCTACAACCGAATCCACAGAATCCACGACTGGCTCCGTTTGCTCTTCCATTCCTCACCTACGTCTACCTTCATGACTCCAATAAAATATCATCAGCAGTTGCGCGCAAGTCGATGAAGCCACCATCGCCCTTGAATGCATACACCGGATTGCGAACTGACTCGCACCCCGAGCGGTCCCAAGGGTCCTTCGCGTTGTAGCAGAACGGTTGGTACGGCGGGTCCTTCATGGCCGTGCGGAACGACTTCCGCTGTACGCCCACAGGCAACTCACAGGTACCGTCGTTGCATCCGCCACGGCTTCCCGATACATAGGGACAGTCCTCCTTCGATTCGCAGGGACGGTCCCATACGGTCGGTAGGTCTTTTAACAGGCCCGCAGGGTCGTACGGGCTGTTGCAAGCCGCGCGCGTCGTTGCCTTCTTCTCGCCATAGCATTGGTACCGTTCGTCGTCTTGGGTCTCGGGCCATTCTAGGCGCGACACGAAAGGCTCTACCCCCCGTGTCTCCACACCCATAGCCACAATACGTCCACCCACGCTATCCGCCCCTTCCAAGATCTGGGCCTTAGCCACATCGACTTGTCCATCGATCATCACGCCCGTCAGCGCCAACGTCGGGACGCGTGACGTCCGTTCGCGTCCCATGACCTGAGCCACGCCCGCACCGAACACCACGCCCATGTTGACGCTCTCGAGCTTGACGTGCGGCGACGTCAGGCCGATACGTGCTGCCTCGATGCCTTGAAAGCCCATGACGCTGACGTTCTGCATCAGGATCAACTTGTGCATAGGCGAGCCAGGTACCACATACGTCACGATCAGTCCGATGGTCTCGGTCAACACCGCCTCCAGCTTGTCCCAATAGACCTTGGGGACACGAACGATACGTACCGACTCGCGGGCAATGCGGTGGCCGTGTAGGACCGAGAGGACAAAGAGCAGCGACGTCCGGTCGGTGTACCCAATGGTGCGACCCACCCAATCGTGGCCGCACGTCATGCCGAGCGCGGCCGTCAGGTTGGCGAGGCCGACGATGTAGCCGGTCGGCATTTGGAACGTCGGTCGACCGGACCAGTGCCCCGCGTCCAATGGGTCGACGGCAAGGACCGTGGCTGCGGCGGCTCCGTCGGCATCCTTGAGGTTGGACGGCAGGCCGGGTGCTGCAAGGAAGATGTTGGGCCACGTCTTGACGTCGAAGGACCCCAACGTTGCCTTCTCGAGTCGGTAGATGTCCGGCTTAAACTCAATGTTCATGGGATTGTCACCCACCCAGTGTACCTTAGGGGTTGATGAGTCAATAACAAGCCCTGCAAAGCCTTCCGTTGTCGGTTGCCAGCCCGCCGCCAAGGCCAAAAGCAACATGACCAATGAGAACGCCACGATCATGACTACAGTTGATGCCCTCCACGGCTTTACCAATTGCAGCATTGGCTTTACCAATTGGCCTCCGGAAACAATTGGCACCATTACCGATATGGCCTATTTTATTCTGCGATCAAAGCAAAGCAAGCAAAGCAAAGCTAAGCTAAGCAAACCATAGTCAAATGCGTGTCATACTCGCCATCCTCCTTTACATTGCCAGCATCGCCCTCATCGCCTGGCTTCGCCCCGCGTTCATGTTTGACGACGCAGGTCGCCTCAAGTCGCCAGGGCTCGCCCAAGACGGCACGCAGTCCATCCTCGCAGGGGCCATCTTCTTCCCCGTCCTAGCCGCCCTCATCTACTACGTTCTCGTGGTCGTCGAGTTTGTGCTTAAGAAGCGGTCAACGAAGTAAGTGGAACGCAGAGCTAGGCAGAGCCGACCATGGACCTCGCAAACGCGCACACACACCCCTTCCTATACAACCCCGAAGCCAAGGCGGCCATCGAAGCCAGTTTGAGCCGAGCGGTCAGTCAAACGACGTGGAACAACGCATGCATCGTGTGGCTTGTAGGGGCCGAGGGCATCGGCAAGGCGACGTTGGTCAAGGCATGGGCGGCCGCAGCGGGCACCGAGCTCTACACGATCGCACCCGACACGCATATGTCGAGCAAGGAGGTCATTGACCAGATCGGCAAGGCGTGCAACACGTTGTCCTTCGAGACGACGTTCTCGGCGCTCTTTGCGGCGAACCGGCGCCCCAAGGTCATCTTGGTCGAAGACATTGACATCTTTGCTTCGGTCGACCGGGGCTTCTTTGGCAACATCACGGACAGGTTGAAGGAGGCGCAATCAGGGAAAGGGCGTGTTACATGGCGGCAGGCGACCCTTGTGTTCGTAGGGTCCCTGGCCGTTGAAAAGCGAGCCCGAGACGTACGCAAGGGCGTCGTCGTGAAGCTGCCGGCACCGACGATGGCAGAGGTGCGGGCGTGGCTGAGTGTGAACATACACACACCCATTAGCGACAACGTGCTCCAAGAAGCCCGAGGGAACATGGCGTACCTTCGGGTGCTGATGGAAACGACTGACAATGCGGACCCTACGGACGCCAATCAGAAGCCCTCAACCAAAGCAACGGCACATCCCCCTCACCCCCCTCAACAACAACAGCACATGGATCGCCACGCCACGTCCGATATCATGTACAACCCGGCGACAACGTGGGCCGAGAGCCGTGACGTGCTGCAAGACGACCCTTGGTTCCACCCAATGCGCTTCTACGAGAACCTTCCCGAAGAGATCGATCATCGTACAGGGCTCGTGGCCGCCAAGCTCGGTGCCTACAGGTCGACCTTGCTCGGCTTGATCGACTGGGATCACCTCGTGGCCAACGCCGAGGGGCTCGCCATCGAGATGGCATCGGAGGTCGTGGCGGGCCTCGGGCGCGTGCACCTAGGCTCCTTGCGCCGGCCAAAGAAGGCCCCGCCGCCGTCCCACAGCCAATCGTTCACGCGCCTCTTGTCGCAGCTCTCGCTACAGAAGAAGCATCAACGGACAGAGTATGAAGGGATGCCGGTGGGATGGTAGGCCCGCCCATTTATTTCGAATATCATAGCAGTAGTATCGAGGACTAGATGGCCGACGGAAACCGCGATTCACGCCGCGACCCTTTTGGCGACGGGAACGACGACTTCGGGGACGATCGGGGCGACCGTGGCGACCGGGACAGTCGCAACGACTTCGGATCCCCGGCCCCTGCGCCCGCCCCGGCACCCACGCCCGAGCCGGCGCCCAGCATGGTGGCCTCGGTGCGTGAGAAGGCCTCGGACATCAGCGAGCAGGTGTCCGAGCGCATGAACTCGGCCACGTCGAGCCTCAAGTCCATGTTCGGCGACTTTGACGGCAAGCGTGCCCTGACCATCCTGCTGACGACGCTTGCCGTGGTCCTGGTGGCCGGCGGCGTCGTGCTGGTGCTTTGGTGGATCATGAAGCGCGGCGCCATTAAGACCACGTCGCACCTTCTGGTTGAGAGCAAGGTGCCCCTTTCCGGCACCGAGTACAAGAAGCTCAACGGCGGCGCCATTCCGCGTGCCTTCAACGGCAAGCGCATGACCACGTCGTTCTGGATCTACATCCACGACCTGGACCGCTACAAGGGCACGTACCGCCACATCTGGCATCGTGGCGACAAGGACGTCGCGGGCGCCTCGCCCCTCGTGTTCCTCGACCGCAACACCAACAAGCTGCACGTGCGCTTCGAGAAGATCAGCGGTACCACCACTGGCCTGAGCATGGTGAAGCCTTACGACGACACGTTTGACCAGAGCGTCATGAAGGTCGCAACGCCTACGGTTTTTAAAGGCAAGATCACCGACGCGGCCCTGGCCAACGAGCTCGACCTAGTGGAGCACGGCATCACGATCGACTACATCCCGCTACAACGCTGGGTGCACGTCGCGGTCGTGGTGAACGAGGAGGTCAACGGCGGCATCATCTACGGCTACGTCGACGGCGAGCTTGTCAAGCAGCTGGTGAGCGGCCGCGTGGTGACCAAGGAGACGGTGCCCGTTCTAGGCAAGTTCCAAGTCACCCCCGCCCAGACAACCGATGAGACCATCTACACCAAGGTCACCAAGACCCGCACATACACGGACCTCAACCTCGACAAGGTCGGCGATATCTATACCGGTGGCAGTGCGCTTGAGAGCGTCGGTCCGGGCTTCAGCGGTCTCGTCGCCGGCATACAATTTACCAATCACGACCTGAGCGCCAAGGAGGTCTACGAGGTCTACGCTCGCGGCCCGGTTGACAATATGGCGGCCAAGCTGGGTTTGCCGGCGTATGGTGTGCGGTCGCCGGTGTACCGCATTTAAGGGAATGATCATGTGTTGGGTATAAGTAAGAATGGACGCCAACGCAAACACGGACGCAAAAGCAAAAAAGATATACGAACGTAATCCTGATACGGGCGTCATTCGCTGGCGATACGTACATGAAAAAATGAGCAGCTTTACGTGGCCCATGTACGGCCGCCCCTTAACTCCGATTACCCCCGAAGAAGCCGCTCAAGCTGATGGTTAATCATGGATCGACTAGGAGGATCCTGGGTTACGTACTCGTAAACGTCGAGTTGTAAACTGTGCATCCTGTGCATTGTTTTTTGAGCAACGACGTTGGCACCCACGTCGGCTTCAACACCCACGTCCGCTTTTGCACCCACGTCTACGTCTACGTCCACATCCACCACAAGCCAAAGGTCAAAATAGTTCATGAGGCACTCGCGCTCCAGGTCGTCCATGCGGCCTGCCGTGATGTCAAGCGGCAGCATGGGCCGGCCCCGGGTCTGCACCAGCCGCATGGTCCCACCGGCCTCGACCAGGCCATCGATGACGCGACCCTCGCGTTGGTACTCCATCATCACCTTGCGCACCCGCTCCGCATGCTTCCGGTGCCGAAACGCCACGAGGCAGCTCTTGCTCACCGAGGCCCCCTGCAACGTCAGCACCTCTCGATGCACGCAATACAGCGACGTCCGGCTCTGAAAGACATGGGCGATGTCTCGGCCGTTGTGGCGCGGAATGGTGCCGCGGGTCGCAAAGTGCACGCTACCAGGCAGCTGGGCCATGCTTAACTCAAAAGAGGCTACTTTAATTCCCTTTCTCTTTACTTAGAGTATATAGAAGACAAGCCTTTCCCTTTAAACCCACATGGCGGCCATCACGGAAGGCCTCGGGGCATTCGTGCAAATCATCATGGCCGTCGGCATCGTCATGGCCCTCTTCCTCCTGGCCTTCTTCGTGTACAACAAGGAGGCCATCGACGCGGCGGTCGAGAAGCGCACCATCAAGCACGTCACCGATATCTTTCGCGGCATCAAGGACCTCGGCACCGCCAACAACGAGATCTACGACACGTTGACCCGCGACCACCCCACGTTCCGCGACATGCCGAGCTCGATCAACCAGGCCGGCGGCGCCGAGTTCACCTATAATTTCTGGATCTACAAGACGGGCCGCAGTGCCGCCGCGGCCTCCGTCACGGCCGGCATCGAGGACATGCTGGCCAGCCACGACGTCGTGCTCTTCATGCGTGGCTCGAATCGCCGTACCAAGTTCGCCAACATGTGCAACGTGACGCCGGCCGCCGCCGACGAGGCCAACAACGTGATGATCAAGTGCCCGCTCGTGAAGCTGCAGGGCGCCAACTGGGATGCGCTCACGGTCGAGCTCAACACCAACGAGGCGGTCAGCGCGGTGCACGAGGCCAGCCGCAACAACTGCGGCAACAACGCGCTCACCAACTGGTCCAAGGCCAACGATCACAAGATCGGCGTGACGGGCCTTTCAGACCCGAACTACGAGGGCAAGTGGTTCATGATCACGATCGTCATTACGGATACGGAGCCGGCCGACCTGCTGCCGCTGCGCAACAAGGTCAAGATCCGCGTCTACATCAACAGCGTGCTCGAGCTGGACCGCTACGTCGACAACTACGTGGGCGAGCGCACGGCCGAGGTGCCGAGCATCCTGCGCCAGAATGCGGGGCCGCTGTATGTGGCGCCGCAGTTTGCAGCTGCGACCGCCACGTCGCCTGCCAAGGCCTTTGACGGTACCTACACGGTCCCTTCCAACGACGGCACCGTCAAGCTCTTCATGGCCAACCTGTCGTACCGCAACTACGCGGCCACCCCGGAGGAGGTCAAGGACATCTTCGGCCAAGGCTTCGACAAGAAGGTCGCGCCGGCGGTCAACCAGTCGGACGTCAATACGGACCGATATGGCTCGACGGCGGCGAACAAGAGCGTAACCGATGGCAGCCCGGCTCTGAATGCTTGGTAGCTGCGTAGGGGCTTAAAGGGTTGAGCTACATGGATTACAATGATGTCATTTTTCAAGAATAGGCCCTGCGAATAAGCTGTGCGTATAGATTCAGGGCTTTAATCCGTCGCTTACAAATAGAGTAGGGTCGTCGGCACACGGCACCCACAAAAAACAAAGCAGTCAAGCCAACATGGGTGGCGGCGAGCTCCAACTGATCGCGCCGGCCTCGACAGCCGAAGCTGCCCAGATGGAGTTCATTGTGGGACAGCCTCAGATGAGCTTTTTCAAGTTTGTGTACCGCCGTCACACGAACTTCTCGATGCAGAGCACGCGCGAGTCCTTCTTCAATACGCCTGTTCTCGACCAGTCATCGCGTGGGCGCTTTACATGCACGTTCAGTGGCCGACGGGCCGACGCGTTGAAGGAGATCTACCTCTGCTACACCTTACCACCTGTGTATTCAGATGATGTATTTCGTTTCCAATGGGTCCAGAGGGTATGTAATTACATCATCTATCGCACCTCGATCACGCTCGACAATGGTCGCAGCATCGACGACCAATACGGCGAGTGGATGGACGTCTGGAACGAGCTCACGCTCTCCGAGAACAAGAAGGGCCTCTACGATCGCATGACCGGCAATGACCCGCTGTGGACGCAGCCGACGGACCCGAAACCGCGCGTGTTCATCAAGAACAACCGCCTGACGTACCGGTACTACCCGGTCGGGGCCGCAGGAAAGCCGTCGATCCCGGGGCGCCGCTTCATCGTGCCGCTGCCCTTTTGGTTCACCAAGAACCCTGCGCTGGTGCTGCCCCTGTGTGCCCTTCAGCTGCAGACGCTGAACATCACGGTCGAGACCCGTGCCCTGGACGAGCTCTACCAGCTGTACGACATCTACAGCGGCGAGTACATGGGCCGGCGAGCCTGGAACGAGAGCCACCCGAGCCGCGCGGGCGTCGACACGTCCATCGGGCGCTTCCTGTCGCCGGACGGCACCACGGGCGGCCAGACGCAAATCGCCCTCGATGCCTACCTGGAGTGCCAGTACATCTTCCTCGACCGGGACGAGCGCACGGCCATGACCTTTGCACACCATCAGATGCTGGTGGAGCAGGTCTTCCGGTTCGAGAAGGGCGGCATCAAAAACAACGAGATCATCAACCTGACGCTGAACAATCCGGTGAAAGAGTTCATATGGTTCTTCCGGCGTGCCGATGCCGCGGAGCGCAACGACTGGACGACGTTTACGGAGAAGAGCGGCAGCGGCATCCTGTCGACGGCCAAGCTGGTCTGGAACAAGAACTACGAGCGCCTAGAGGACAAGCCGGCGGAGTTCTTCGAGTACATGCAGACCTTTCAGCACCATTCGGGGTCGCCGCGCCCGGGCATCTACACGTACTCGTTTGCACTGTACCCGGAGAAGTGGCAGCCAAGCGGCGCGTACAACACAGCCATCATCACGGCGAACCAGTTGGCGATCACGGTCAACCCGCCGCCGTCTGAGGATGTTGAGTATGAGTGTGTTGTTTATGCACTGTGTTACAATGTGTTTGAGGCGATGGCGGGTATTGGGGGGCTCAAATTTACACCGTAACGAAGTTGACATGCCGTGCCCCGCCGGGGGTGCGTCCCCGTGCGCCGCCGGGGGTGCGTCCCCGTACGCCGCCGGGGGTGCGTCCCCGTGCGCCGCATCGCTCGCGCGTGATTTCTGTTCGCTTCGCGGGGCCTGCCGGGTTACTTCATGTATTGTCGGGCTTGACGTGGATTGTCGGGCTTGACGTGGTAGGTCGGGCTTGACCGGGATTGTCGGGCTTGACGTGGATTGTCGGGCTTGACGTGGATTGTCGGGCTTGACCGGGATTGTCGGGCTTGACGTGGATTGTCGGGCTTGACGTGGATTGTCGGGCTTGACCAGGATTGTCGGGCTTGACG